CTGATGGTCGTATTGTACCACGAGTTTTGGATGCCAATGGTGAAGTAGCGTTTAATGGGGCTGGAGAGCACAAGACGGTTGCTGAATTTGCGGAAGATTTGAAAAGTTCTGGCAAGCATGATTATTTGTTTAAATCAGACAAACGCCCCGGTGGTGGAGCAAATCCGGTGGATGGCCGGAGAACCTTGAACACGGGTGAGGCTTCTTCGGTGGATAAGATTTCTCAAGGTCTTGCACAAATGGCTGGTAAATAAACACTTAGGAGAAAAGTCAAGAAATTTAAATTTTTTACTTGACTTTTCTCATTTTTGTGATATACTGTTGATAGTTATCGGACTATGGGTGATCCACGGTCCAACAATGTTATTAGGGTGATCCGAAATCATTGCTATGTAGTTGTTGAACCTTAAAAATTAGAAAGGATTACTTATGGCTTCTGTAACTCTTGTTGAAGCGGCTAAATTGTCGCAAAATCCCCTTGTTGCCGGTGTGATTGAGAATGTTATTACCGTCAACCAAATGTTTCAAGTCTTGCCTTTTCAGGCAATTTCCGGCAATGCAATCAGCTATAGCCGGGAGAACGCTCTCGGTGATGTAGATGTTGAGCCAGTTGGTGGGACGATTGCTGGTAAAGCGGCTGCGACCTTTACTCAGGTCACTTCCAGCTTGACTACGATCATCGGTGATGCTGAAGTTAATGGGCTGATTCAAGCCACGATGTCAAACTCTGGTAATGACCAGACGGCTATTCAGGTTGCATCCAAAGCAAAATCTGCTGGTCGTAAATATCAGGACATGTTAATCAATGGTACTGGTGCGTCGGATCAGTTTGATGGCCTTTTGAACCTTACGGCGGCTGGCCAACAGGTTGATACGGGTGCAAACGGTTCGGTCTTTACCTTCCCCATCATGGACGAACTGATGGACTTGGTTACGGCCAAGGATGGACAGGTTGATTATTTCTGCATGAATGCCCGTACTCGTCGTTCTTACCGGTCGGCCCTTCGTGCTCTTGGCGGGGCTTCGATTGATGAGACGTTTGAACTTCCTGATGGTGGAAAAGTTATTGCGTATAGCGGTGTGCCGGTATTTCGCAATGATTGGATTCCGATTGATGACGACAAAGGAACTTCAACCGGTGTTTGTGGCTATATTTTTGCTGGCTGTTTCGACGATGGTAGCCAGAAGGTTGGCCTCGCCGGTTTAACTGCGGCCAATGCTGCTGGTATTCAGGTCGAAGATGCCGGAGTCAGTGAAACCAAGGATGAGCATATCTGGCGTGTCAAGTGGTATTGCGGTCTGGCTCTGTTCAGCGAAAAAGCTATTGCTTACGCCGATGGTATTACTAACTAAGTAAAAATAATTTATAGTGCGGTTAAATTCCGCACTATAAAACTTTATTTAGTTATAACATTTATTCTAAAAAGAAAGGGCTATTATGGCTGCTTCGATTTTTGTTGTTGAACCTGCGGTAACTTCAGGACGAACCCTGAAAGATAACGTGGATTCTGTTGTTGTATGGGCTGAGGATGCTGCGGATGCCAAGCTCGCTGCTCAGGCAATTGCCGGTGGTGGCGATGAGTTGTGGGATGGGGCGACTGCTACGGCTGCCGTGGTTGGTACGGCGTGGACTGGTTGGCGTTTGCATGTTAAGGTTGTTCATCCAACGACTGGTGCTGTGGTTGTGGATGCAGCCCATACCATGCTTGTGACGGATGGTGTAGATGATGCTGCTGCTGCCATGGTTATTCTGTTGAATGCTTCGGCAATTGACAACGCATCATACTTAACCCCGAACTTAACGATTGCAACGGGTTCCGGTGGTGATGATCTTGGTGATCACATTGTCACGGTCGAGTTCTTACCCCCGGTGGATAGTGATGATTGGCGTGATCCGACAATTAGCATTGCGGGTATGGTCGGAGCGATTGTGGATGAGGGTGTTTCTACAGCCGCACTGACTGTGGCTCTGGTTCCGGCGAATGCCATTCCAGTGTTCTATGCTGCTGGTAAATCTAGCTAAGCATTTTGTTATTTCAACGCACAGTGTTTTCTTTTCTGGTAGGATAAACACTGTGCGTTTATTTCATCTATAAAGGTAGAATAAAATGTCTCAAGGCAGTATCACGCTGATTGCAACCGGGGGTCGTCAGGGTAAAACATTTCAACGCAATGGATTTCAGTTTGTAAACGGCAAATGTCCACTCAGGGGCGATCTGGAAAAACTTGCCGGTCCTATTTCATACTTAGGTCGAACCATCCGAGCCTACCCGGAAAATTCGGACGAATTAATCCGGGCCGCCGAACAGGGTCTATATACATTTCCAGAGGTGGAGAGTGATGATCCTGATCCAGTAGAAGAAGATCAGGATAATTTCGATGAGGATGAAATTATAGAAGAGTCTGATGAAGATATTGGGGACATTAATCGCAGAAAGATTGCACATGCTTTGTTGGAACTAGACCCTAAGAATGAGGAACACTGGACCGAAGATGGTAAACCTTCCGTTGATGTGGTGTCGAAACTTTCTGGTGTGCATGAAGTCACTCGTGTGGATATTGATTTTATTAATCCTGAATTTAGCAGGGAATGATATGCGGGAAAATCCTGACTTTATCGTTATCCAGAAGTATGTCCGAGATAACAACCTAACACGACAGCAGGTTGTTAATGCAACTCAACAGCAGTTTAAGAATCTTCTTGGACACTCTGTTTCCGCATCATTTATTCGTAAGGTTAAGCAGATCATCATCGGAGCTTTTGATGAAGCCCGTGATAATAACAGACTGCAAGAAATTAAGAATGCTGTTAAAACGTATCTTGATGCAAACTTTCCCAATTGGACTACTGAACGTGGACAGGTTGTTGGAGAAGACGGTAATGAATATCAATTTGTAAAGATTTGGCTTCAAGGACTTCCACCGTCGCCAGACGTGCTTCCTGCTTAGGGATGAACTATGTCGTATGATATTTTTGATGTTGTTGATGGTAAATCCAGTGTGTTCTTTGTTGGTGGCACAGGCACTAAGGCCGGTCTAGCCAACCCCGGAGGTTGCACTAAAGAATGGTGGGATGCTAAAGTAATTTCGGTCGGGGAAGCGGCAGCGATGGCTGCATTGATTGGCACGAATGGGGGTGCAATCGACAGTGCTACGACAGCAGCGATCTCCAATAACGGCAGTGGGAAACTCCGTATTACCAAGAGTGGAGCATTCACAAACACTGAAGTTGGTATGGTGGGGTATTTTGATTTTTCTGCCACCTATCCAGATGATTATTACGAAGTTACCGCAGTCGATGCCAGTGGCAATTATATTGACATCCTTATAGGCTACACCACTTCGGTCCCCACCGTCAATGTTACGATTGGTGGGGCGTTTAATGATATTCAGACGGCACATGATGAGGTTGATGCTGGTTATCAGGACGTAACACTATACGACAACAAGGGAGACAGCAACCGATCAGCAACGATAGCATGGACCCGTGGTGGCTCGGAAGCTACCGATGCGTACTTGCGAATAAAGGGATTTCAGACAACGCCGGAGGATGATGGACCTGTTCTTTATAACTACAATGGCAACAATCCCGTGGGTGCTGGTCATGGGCTATACATAGGGACTGGGGCTGTTGCAAATATGTATAACACCCAGTTTGAGAACTTCCATGTTCGAGGGGTGGGGGATGGAGCCAGTTATACCTATAATCTGCAAATATACTCAAACACTTATGCCATCCGAGGACTGTTGTTTTATAAGTGTGATTTTTATGATGGCGGCGATGGGGCCGGTGGTGGTAAGTGCATTAACGCTATGCGGTACTATCAGGCAAGTGGTAGCGAAATTCAAGCCTTATTCATTGATTGCGATTTTTATGACGGTGATTCTTCTGGTATGACCGTAACAAGCGTAGCGAATCAACAGTACGGGCATATTGGTTTTGTCAACTGTCGGGCATACGGAAACACCCACGTTGGATTTTCTATGCGAGGGGCTTCTGCCTTTGGCTGTGCTTCCTATAACAATGGACTCTACGGTGTGGACACAACCAACCAAAGTGGAATGTGGGTTAATGGCATTATTGCCGGTAATCTCGACGGCTGGAAAAAGCGTGGAACGATCAATCAAGGCTATCTCATCAACAGCATTATTTCTGATAATACGCAGAGTGAGGTTGAACAGGGGAGTGGTGGAGCCTTGCGAAGCATAAACTCAGTGATAAACGGGACGATAGACACCGGAGCCATAAGTAATGTCTTTCCGCACCCAACGGACAATGTTACGGATGACCCAAGGCTGGCTAACGTGGCAGGTGGAGACTTACGAATTCGCAACACTAAAATCAAGCGTTCCGGGATAACAGATATTCACGGAAATGCGACACAGCTAGGACCACCAACTATTGAGATTCCGTCCCGATCTGGTGAAAACTCACTGGTCAACCAGTTTACGACATAGGACATTATAATGCTTTATTTTAAATATTTTTCTGATGCGGGCGTGGCGGCGACTGGCCTCACACCAGTCTTCATTGCGTTGGAGACTGCCACTAACCAGACAGACAAGATGGCAAGTAAGCCATCGTTCACTGAGTTAGGTAACGGCTGGTATAGGTTCACCGTCACACTCGGCACTGCCCCTTGGGATGTTGTTGGAGAAGATTTGGTTGGTTTGATTGATGGTGGTGCAACCTTGGTAGATTCGGATCGGTATAAGCCATTCTTATTGACCAAGCGGGAACTGGCCTTGAATGCAATCATGCAGAATCTTATTGTGGAAACTGTAGGTATTGCAGATTCTTCTGGTCGGGTGGATGTTTCTAAACTTAAAGGGTTGACAACTGCTTTAAATAATCTTGAGGATGATTATGATGGAACCGGCTACAATAAATCAGCCTCAACCATAGGAACTGTTACTACCTATACGGGCAACACCAAACAAACTGGGGACAACTTCGCTCGGTTAGGTGCTCCTGCTGGTGCTTCTGTTTCAGCAGACGTTGCGGCAGTGAAGGCAGAAACAGTGTTGATTGTTGAGGATACCGGAACAACCCTACCCGCTACACTGGCAACGCTCGCAACTGCTTCGGCACTGTCAACTGTGGATGGTAAGGTTGATACGATTAGTACAAATGTGGATGCCGTACTTCTGGATACCGGAACAACCCTACCCGCTACACTGGCAACGCTCGCAACTGCTTCGGCATTGTCAACTGTGGATGGTAAGGTTGATACGATTGATGGAATCGTTGATACTATATTGACATCCGTCGAAAAGAACCGAAAGACGTTGAGTAACCGGGTGGTGGTGACTCCCGGAAGCCCCAGTGTTGTTGTGGTGTATGAGGACGATGATTCTACTCCGGCGTTTACTTTAAATGTAAGTGCGGATGGAAATACAAGGACGGTTGTGTAATGGCATTGCAAGGAATGTTTCCTGTGTTTACGCAGCTTCAAACCACACAGGCGGTTGTTGATGGGCTGGAAGTAACTTTAGAAGAGATTGAAGATTACGATGTGGTCTTAACTACTGTTGAAGATATAGGTGCATAAAAATGGCTGATGATTTATATGGTCGATTAAATCAAGATATTTATGTGGTTCGTGGGGATACGAAAACTCAACGAATTACTGTTAAGGACTCTGCGGGTTCTGCAATTGACGTGACTGGTTATTCCGCAAAGTTATCTGTCAATACTCAGGATGAGCCTACGGATGAAACGAACCAGTTGTTTGAGATAACAGGTGTATTGACAACCCCCGCTAGTGGAATAATTGATTTTCCTCTTTCCGCAGCCAATGCCAAACAGGTTCCTGATGAATACTATTATGACATACAGATTGTTACGGATGCTGGTGTGGTCTGCACCGTAGCAGCCGGGCGTTGGGTTGTGGGTTCTGACATAACTGATCCAAACTTACCATAAGAGGTTGAGATGGCTTTTGAAGTAATTGATTCTGATAATATCACGGCGACTGCGAATGCTTATATTACTGTACAGCAATTTAAGGATTATCATAATGATCGTGGTGGTGTTATTTCTACCTATGGAAATTCTGCTATTCAGAAAGCTATCGTGAAGGCTACAGACTATTTGGATCAACGGTTTTCGTTTGTTGGTGGGCGGCGTACTACGGATCAACGGGTGAGTTGGCCGAGAGTGGATGCTTATGATAGTGAAGGCTACTTGTTAAGTGGTATTCCTGTTCCAGTTGAAGAGGCCACCGCAGAGTATGCGTTTATTGCATTAACAACCACTTTGAATCCAACGCCGGAGATAGATGCTCATGGCCGTAACATTAAGCGGATAAAAGAGAAGGTGGATGTTATTGAAGTAGATGTCACTTTTCTTGGTGGTTCTTTGCAACTACCAGAGTACCCGGTTGCGGATTTAAAGTTAAAGGTTCGAGGGTTGATTGTTTCAAAACGTGGTTTAGTTAGAGGCGGTTAGTGGGTTTAGTAGAAACAGCAACAAGATTGATATTGGCCAAGGGTCGTACTGTGACCATGAAGAAACTTAGCCGAACTCCCGTGGATTCAGACAAGCCGTGGCGAGCTACGGGTACAATTGCTGATCCCGTTGTAACAACTACGGCTCCGGCAGTGTTGATTGATTATGCTCGTGGTGAGATTGATGGTGAGATTATTAAGGCCGGAGATATGAAGGCATTAGTTGCTCCAATTACTGATGTTGATCTTGAAGGGTATAATGTTTTTGTCGATTCAGACGGAGTTGAGTGGGCTATTGTGGGTGTTAAACCCGTTAAGCCGGGAATAACTTTATACCTGTATAAATTGCAGTTGAGGCACGAGTAATGCCGCCAGCAAGTAGAACAGCCGCACGGGATGAGATATTAGCTATGGTGAAGGCCATTGCGGATGCTCAAGGTATTGAAGATATTTATGATGATGTGCCGGATGACATTCCAGATAGTGTGGACTATATTAAAACGCTGCTTGTTCATCAAGCAGGTAATCAAGCAACCTTGGCCAATAGTGGGGGCCAGAGGCGGTATGAAAAATCCGGGTTATTGACGATACAGATATATACCGCAGCCGGTGGTGGGCTTGCAAATAGTGATACCTTTGCACAGGCTTTTGAGGATGGGTTTGAAGGTAAGGAATCTCCCAGTGGAGTTTGGTTTCGTAGTGCGTTTTCCAATGAGTTTGGTAAAACAGGTAATAGGTTTAGAACAGATGTGTTTGTAAGTTTTGAGTATGATCTCATAAAATAAGAAAGGTGCTGAAATGGCTGCTGTAAACAAGATTGATAGTAACGTAACTGCTCTAAGGTTTGCTGAGGAAGCAACCTTCAAGGCTAACCCCGGTGCTGTGAACTGGTACGATTTGGAGCCGAATAGTTACGGCGACTTCGGCGGCAACAGCACCCTTTTGGCTCGCAACCCGATTAATGCGGGTCGTCAAAATAAGAAGGGGGTGATTACCGATAAGGACGCTTCTGGTGCACTCCAACAGGATGTGACGCAAACGAATTTTGAGCGTTTGCTGCAAGGATTCTTTTTTGCTGATGTGCGGGAGAAGCCTGACACCACATCCTTTGGTAGTGCAAAGATTGTCATTGATGATGTGACTACGCTTGCGGATACCTACACGGCTTCTGGCGGGGATTACACTGCTGGTGGTGGTGGGTTCTTGGCCAATGATATAGTTTTAGGCACTGGTTTTACGGAATCTGCCAACAATGGACTCCACGTTGTCGCAACTGTGGGTGCTACGGCAATTACCGTGGACGAGAACTTGGTGGATGAGACTCCCCCGGCAGCCGCACGGCTCACCATGGTGGGGCATGAGTTCACGGCTGGTGATCTCTCCGTGGTTGTTTCTGGTGACTTGCCAACGATTGTGTCGGCTGGAGGCAAAGACTTGACTGAGCTTGGCTTGATCCCCGGCGAGTTCATTTATGTGGGTGGTGACGGAGCTACTAAGAAATTCTTCAATGCTGTCAACAATGGCTTTGCCCGTGTGAAGTCTGTTACGGCTACCGTAATTACTCTGGACAAAACAGAGTCCACCATGGTGGCTGATGACGGTACGATTGATGGTGCTGGTGGAGCCGGACAGTTGATTCGCATTTTCTGCGGTCGGGTGTTGAAGAATGAAACAGGTTCTTTGATTACTCGTCGAACCTACCATCTTGAGCGTGAACTTGGTGCTCCTGACGATGAGGAACCTGCTGAAATTCAGGCAGAGTATCTTGAAGGGGCCGTTCCTAATGAGATTACTTTTAATTTCAGCACGGCGGATAAACTTACTGCTGATCTGACGTTTGTGGCCGGAGATTCCGCTACCGTTGCTGGTGATGTTGCTTTGCGAAGTGCAGCCGGAACGGTGGTTACTGTTACGGAGTCTGATGCTTTCAATACTTCATCCAATGTGGTTCGGGTGAATATGCACGTTATCAGTTCTACTGATGCGGCTCCGACCCCCTTGCTTGGGTTTTTTGAAGAGTTCACCATTGCAATTTCTAACGGCGTTACGCCCAACAAAGCCATTGGCACGATTGGTGCGTTTGATGTGTCCACTGGGAACTTTACCGTCAATGGTTCGGCCACCGGGTATTTTGCGGATGTCGCGTCTAAGGCGGCTGTGGAAGGTAATTCAGATGTTACCATGGACGTTCAAGTGGTGAAGGATAACGCTGGTATTACGCTGGACATTCCGTTGATTGCTCTTGGTGGTGGCCTGTTAAGTATTGAGTCGGATCAGCCTATCAAGGTTCCTTTGAACCACGAGGCGGCTTCTGGTGCTGCGGTGGATGCCAACATGGATCACACCCTGCTGATGGTCCATTGGGACTATTTGCCTGATGCGGCTGAATAAGTATTGTATATACTATTTTTGTAAATAATGGTACATAATAGTATTTGACTGGTTTAGGTAGAAATTTGTTTTGGAGATTTAGAATGGGAATTAAAGCCACATTTGGTGTGACAAAGGAAACTGTTAAAGAGGGTGTTTGGATTAATTATGGTGATGATGAGAAAATCAAAATCAGTATGGTTAGTCCCCACAACACCGAATTTCAGAAGGAAATGAATCGGCTTCAAAAGAAATATCGTCGGGCGATTCAACTGGAAACTCTGGATGATGAAGAGGGCAATGAACTCCTTCATCAGGTTTATGCCAAGACGATTGTTCTGGATTGGCAGGGAATTACTGAGCCAGATATTGAGGATGAGGATGCTCCAGAGATTCCATTCTCTGTTGAAAATTGTGTCCGGGTCTTTAAGAAGTACCCACACTTGTTTGCGGATATTCGTGAACAGTCACAGAGCTTGGCCCTGTTCATGGCGGCTCAACAGGAAGTCAACGCAAAAAACTTACAGCCGTCCTAAGCTATCATCTGCGGCTAGGGCGGAGTGAAAAAAATATTGCCAGTGTCTGTAAACGGAAGAAACTACCTTTACCAGACAGTGTAGAAAATGCTCCGGTTCTTTTACCGGGGCTGGAGCTTTTCTATACTGCATACTCAGCATTGAGCACCTGTAGGCAGATTGGTATGGGTGTTGGTCCGATACCGTGGACAGCAATAGTGCAGTATATAGAGTACCATGAGTTTACAAAAGAACAGGCAGATGAATTAGTGTACTACGCTTATCAGATGGACAACGTGTATATAGAGTATTTCAATGCCAAGCAACAAAAATGACATTAAAAATTTTGATAAGACTCTCCGAATACTGAGTAAACGGATTGAGAAGGGGGCAGAAACTCGTGTCCGAAAGGTTGCACTGGTTTTGGATCAGGTTTTAGTTACCGGTACTCCCGTGGACACATCCCGTGCACGAAGTAATTGGATTGCTTCTATTGGTGTTCCCATTTTAACAAATACTCCCCCAGATGTGGATGGCAGAGAAGGTAATAGATCGGCTGCAATCTCAGCAGCCAATTCCCGTTCTTTGGCTCAGGGATTACAGGCTATATCCGCTTGGACGATTACTATTGGGCAGGACATTGTTATTTCAAACGGTGTTCCCTATATTAATAAATTGAACGAAGGTTCTTCAGCCCAAGCTAGAACAGGCATGGTTAAACCGGCATTGGCTGCGGCACAGGCTGCTTTTAATTCAGGGAGTATTTTATAATGCCTCTTGTTGAAGGAATTATTATACGAGTTACAGCCGATGGGGTGGAGGTTGTTCGGGATAAGTTTAATAAACTTGGTTCTTCTGCACAGAAAACGGCAACCAGCGTGAGCTTCTTAAAGAAAGCTCTGTTGGGTTTTGGTGCTATTTTTGTTATTCGTGGTATCATTAATTTGTCTGATGAGTTTACATCATTGACGAACCGGGTTCGTATTTTTACGGAGAGCCAGAAAGGGGCTAATTTTGTTATTAAAGAGCTTGCTGAAATAAGCAATAAAACACGGGTGAGTATTGCGGCATCTTCTGAGGTGTATCAACGATTTCGTATTTCAGCAGGTCAGCTTGGACTTTCACAAAGACGATTATTGGATATAACCGAATCAATTACTAAATCTGTACGAATTTCCGGTGCAACCGCACAGGAAGCTACGGGTGCTTTGCGGCAGTTGTCGCAGGCATTTAGTGGTAATAGATTGTCCGGGCAGGAATTAAACTCTGTGTTGGAGCAGTTGCCGTTTGTGACTCAGTTGATTGCTAAAGAAATGGGGATTGCTACTGGGGAGTTGCGGAAGCTGGCTAACGAGGGGGCAGTTACTTCTAAAATTCTTATTGCTGCATTTGAAAATGCTAAGGATGAAATTGAGGATAAATTTGGTCGTGTAATACCTACGGTTGCAGAATCTTTTGTGGTATTGAAGAACAATTTGTCTTTATTTGTAGGAGAGATCAATAAATCTACGGGGACGTTCAGCACCCTAACAACACTTATTTTGAGTGCAGCAGAATCAGTCAAGTTTATTACTCAGTCTATGCAGTTGTTTGGTATAGAGTTTGATATTTTAATTAATAATCTTCTTTTTGATATTGGTTTGTTTTTATCTAGGGTAATTGGTGCATTTAATGGTTCTGTTGCGGCTATCGAGTCTGCATGGGGTGATCTTGGGGCTATTCTTCTTGCTTCCGTAGTTAGGGGTATAAACGCAACACTTAGTGCTCTTGAGGGCATGTTAGATAGTACACTTGCATTCTTCCAAACTATTGGGGATGTAACAATTAATTTTGTAAAAATCAACGCTGCGGCATTTCAGCAGTTGGGGGCGGCTGTTCAAAATTCTATGACCGGTAATTTTGAAGTTGCTGAGCAGATTGCAAGCGAAGCGGCTTTTCAAATGAGAAAATCTTTTGAACGATCTTTCGGCTCGTTTGGCAAAACTTTTGAAGATAATTTGGCTAGTCTTGACGCACAAGACCTTTTTGGTACAATTACGGAACAAGCCCCCAAGACATTGGCTGAAGCAGGGGCAGATGCTGCGGCTGCATTTACCACTGCTTTTGAGCAGGGTTCCAGTTTCGGTATTATTGATCTGGCACAAGAGAATCTAATTCAACTGGAAAAGGAACGGGCACGGGCCATTGATGATCTTGCTAAAGTGTTTGCGGATGCAGATGAAAAAATAACGGACTCAACCGAAAAGGGCAATAAGTTTTTCAAGGGCATGTCAAACGGGTGGAATAAAGTCAAGGAAGACGTACAGGCATTTGCTCTTATAGGGGCACAAACGATAGAAAATGTGTTGGATGGTATGGGGGATGCTTTTGCTGATTTTGTTACCACCGGAGAGTTGAGCTTTAGTAAATTAGCAGACAGTATCTTGGCCGATCTGACGAAAGTGTTGGCGAAGATTTTAATCATTAAATCTGTTGAAGCAGTGTTTGGTGGTAATCCTTTTGCAGGCTTAGCCGGGGGCACACCTGCACCTAAAGGCCAAGCCATTGGGGGTTTTAATCAAGCTGGTCGCCCACTCATGGTTGGTGAGGGTGGCAGACGAGAACTGTTTGTTCCACAACAGAATGGAACGATAATTAACAATACTAACACTGAAAGTATTATGGCTCCCCCACAGGTAAACTTGAATGTTGTTAATGTGACTGACCCGAATGAGGTGGCTTCAGCACTGAATACCCCCGGTGGTGAAAAAGCCGTGTTAAATGTTTTGCGTAAAAATAGACGATCTTTGAGAGGGTTATAAATAATGGCATGGCTTAAAAGTAAATCTGGTGAACAAGCAACAGATCGTAAAGACTTGCTTGATATTATGGTGGCTTTATGTACTGAACGGCATGTGGCCTCGGCAGTTGTAGCTGCTGGTGGGACTACTTATTCTGTTGGAGATACACTGACGGATGCTTCGGGTACGCATGATTTTGTAGTTCAGTGTGAAGTAGCATCCGGGGGAGCATCCTATGTTGTGGGTGAGGTACTTACAATAAGCGGGGGCACAGCTTCAGTCACAGCTACAGCAACGGTTACGAAGGTTTCTTCCGGGGCTGTCACCGAAGTTGTTGTCCTTGAAGCAGGAGCATATTCATCTAATCCAAGTAATTCAGTATCTACGACAGCCTCAGCATCCGGCACAGGTTGTACGCTTGATCTTATATTTAAAACCCGACACACTGCTGAGTTTGAAGTTTTAACTGTCGATGGTGGTGGAGCAGTCTTGACGGTTCGTGTTGCAAGCTGTGGAATTTATTCGGCTGATCCGTCAAACCCTATTGCAACAACTGTTTCTCCGGCTGGTGGTTCTGGATGTACACTCACCCTAACCATGGCCAATGGGGGCTGGAACATTCAACGCAGCAACGCCCCTTCTGAGAGAGAAGTAATTCTTCAAGGAACTGGAGCCGGTTCGGATGAGATTTATGTTGGTGTACGAACATTTCTTTCACCAGCCAATGGCTACAAACAGTGGGAGCTTGCGGGCTTTACCGGGTTCGACGCTAACTTGGCATGGGCCTCACAAGCGGGTATTAGCCCCGGTCGGCATGAATCACCAACCAACGGTGGCTGTTGGATTCCTCTTGATGATGTTACAATGGATTATTGGTTTGCTGTGGACAGCAATCGAATTATCATGGTAGCCAAGATTGGCTCTCAATATCCAAACATGTACATGGGGTTTTTGAACCCATTCTCCACCACCTCTGAATATCCGTATCCACTGTATATCGCTGGATGTACCAGTGATGAAGAATTTTTGATTGGTACGTCAGGATTCGGTTTTGGTGGTTTAACCAACCCTATAGCAAAAATATTAACGGAAACACATGATGGTCCCGGTGAGGTGCGGTTTCCGGGGGGTTCTTGGCGTAATGTGGCTAATAGAGAGGCAGATGATGATGCTGTCACTAACCGCATTGTCATGCCTTCGCAGGATATTGGTTTAGTACCATCAGGGGCAGACCTGTACTTTGACACAAACTCGGTTACTATTGCCGAATGGGATGATTTTATTCCCAATACAGGTAATCCGGGGGCGACAACTAAGAAATTGATGCCAACACCAGACTCTGGTGGTCATCAGTATGTAATGATTCCGGCCACACTTGCAGTAAAAGTTCCGGTTGAAGATAGGCAGTTGCTTGGTGAGATGGATGGTGTGTTCTGGTACAGCAACGTAGCAGATTTTCTTGCCAATCCTACACCTGTGGCTTTGGACACCATTACAGTGGGTTCTGATGTTTATCGGGTATTTCCAAATTGCAATAAAACAGATCAGTTTAATTTTCTTGCTATAAAGGAAGAATAAAATGGCCTATCAAAAGTCATTAAGTATAAGCAACCAACAGTCGTTGATTCAAACACTATCTACATTTATAACAGCCAATGGTTGGACAGAAGATTTATTGGACACCACTAACGAAAAAGCTACTTTTCACAAGGGAAGCTGCTATGTGTCGTTTCAGTGGGACAATAGTGATAGCATTGCTATGTACCAGTCTTTAGGTTATGCAGGTGCAGGGGCCAATCCCTGGGCACACACGGATGATTCTGGTAATGGGGTTGCCAGTACGTCAGGACCATTTACAACGGAACGCCGCATCAGTGGTATTGGTAATGGTTCATTCACTCGAACTGATTTTTTCTTGAGCACATCACCAGATGTTGTGTATGTTGTTCTGGAGTTTAGCCCCGGCATATACCGACACTTTGCGTTTGGTAATATTGCTAAGATTGGAGACTGGACTGGTGGTGAGTTTGTTGCAGGACACTACTGGACAACAGGTGGTACGTCAGACGATCCCGCGTATAGCTGGCATTCTGTATTAGCAGATGGTATAACTATTCAAAATTCAGCCGTTAAGGTGTCGGCCACTCTTCACTGTGAAGGACTTCCTAATCAAGGTGGTTCTGGCAAGTGGGGTGTTATTGGTGGTGCTAATATAACTGAGGGTACAGACAGGGGGGCTGTAGCTAGAGTTATTATTCAGGGGGGTTGTAGAGCGAGTACCTATCTCACCCAGTTTGGGTGGCTTCCATCTAACTTGGTCAATGCTTTTGTTCCTTTGATACCCATACCACTTTGGTATGTAGATGAAACACCTGTTGGCAATGACGAGTATTATCTGTTGGGCTTCTTGTCTAATGTGAAGCACCTTAATATTGGTGGGTTTACTGAAGCACAGGAAATCACTGTTGGTGGGGGTACTTGGATTATATTTCCTATCGTAAGAAAGAAGTATGATTTAGATGATACTCAACAGTCTTGGAATGGTGGCTTAGCATATAAGAAGGTTCCGTAATGGCCAACTTCGTTGGAATATCTCAGGATGATCACGGGCTGTCAGATCAACTTGGGGGTGTTAGTAATAACTACTCCGGTTGGCAATCTATTGCTGGCGTGGACCGGGCTAATTATACAATTGCAGATTTACAGCCCACACCGCAGGCAACTGCTGGCTACTTAACTACAGGGTTCGGTACTTCAAACCCCAGTGTAAATTATGTGGGACACACAGAACTTGCCCTTGGAGCCGGAGCCGAGTGGTTTGAGAAGGTCCATGTGATTCCTAGAGCTATCACTCTTGGTAACATCATTACGGAAGAAGTTTTTCAGGTCGAGTTATTCAACGCATTTAAAGAAACAACCCAAGAGTATGCCAGCTTTGCGAACAATGCGGATGTTGGAATAACGGACATAACTGATCCTGCGGTAACTCCCCCGGAAGATATTCTACCACTGCGAAGTATTGTGCTTGATTTCAATGTTGCTTCTGATGGAGCACCGAATATTGACGGTACGCTGGATTTTGAATTTACTGGTTTGTACACAGCGTACTTACCGGTTACTGGACAACGGTTGGTCTTGTTTTCATTCCGCCCTGAAGTTCCAGTTAAAGAAACATTGGAGTTTTTAACAACCGTACACGAGCGACTTGATGGGACAGAACAGAGAATTACAAAGCGAAAAAACCCCCGCCAATTATTAAACTATCGAGTTACATTGGATGCTGAGGACAGACAGGCACTGGACATAATGTTGTTTAACTGGTCGGCAAGTATCTTTGGTGTGCCCATCTGGTGGGAGCCATCGGTTGTTACTTCGGTCATCTCTATTGGAGATACTGTAATTAATGTTGATGATACCAGCTACGGGGACTTCCGAGTTGGTGGATTGGCTGTGGTGTTTACAGATCGTTTTACCTTTGATGCACTTGAAATAAGTGGTATTACTGCTAACACAATCACGTTTAATACGGCTGTTACTAATGCGTATGGTGTTGGATCAGAAGTATTCCCGGTGAGAACGGCAATTGTATCTGGAGCAGTTAGAAAACCAAAAAGACGACTGAATGTTCAGGATTTTGATGTTAATTTTGTGGTTGATAATAATGACGCAAACCTTGCGGATGCTTCTGCGTTTAATACGTTTAATGGTGCGGTTATTTTGGACGGCCCCAACTTAATGTCAGGGGACTCTCTTGGTGAATCATGGGAGCGACAAGTTACAGTCATAGATAATGAAACAGGCAGGATTCAAACTGTAAGTCGTCATACCTTTGGAAAACTATTGAGCACCAAGGGTTTCAAAACCAACAGCCGCCAATCCCTGTGGGAGTTGAGGCAGCTTTTGCATTATCTTAAAGGGAAGACGGTATCCTTTTATGTACCTTCTTTCTTTAAAGAGTTGACCCCCAACGCTACACTGGTTAGTGGGAATAGCTCGATGAGCATTGTTAATGTTGGCTATTCTGTTTTTGTTAATGAGAATGATCCTAAGAAGAATATTCGGGTCCACCTAACTGACGGAACAACCCTAGATAGAGTTATACAGGGATCATCTGTCATCAGCAGCACAACTGAACAGTTGACTTTAGATACAACTTGGCCAAGCAATATAGAGCCAGAGGGTATAGATAGGATTGAGTGGTTAGATCGAGTACGCTTGGACTCAGACGTGGTTGATATTTTTCACAACAATGCACTTGGTGAAGCACAAACAATATTTCCAGTAAAGGCAGTTTTTGAAGCATGAGTTTTGATGCAAAAGAAATAAGTCAAGCATCTGGCCAGCCGGTAGAGCTATTTGAGATTAGTGTTGGTTCAACGAACTATTTACTGACCAGCCATGAGGATGAGATTGTTGTTGGCCTGAAGACATACTCTCCAGAACAGATCAACCGGGGGGAGATTCAAAACACCATGGAAGATCATTCAGACGGTGTACAGGTTGAGCTACCAGCTACTCATGCGTTTGTGCAGATGTATGTAAATCTCATACCGTCCGACAGGCCCACACTGAAAATATTTAAGTCCCATCGGACAGACACACCAACTCCAGAAGTCATTCAGATATTCGATGGGTTTGTTCAGAGTGTCGGCTTTTTTAATAACGGAAGCATTGCCAGATTAAGTGGACTTCCCGCTACTGCAAGTGTTGGCCGAGAGATTCCTCGGTTTATGTATCAGGGTGTGTGTAATCATATTCTCTATGATGCCCGGTGTCAGGTGTCAGATGCCAGCTTCAAGTTTACTGGAGCTTGTGATACAGTGTCTGGTATTTCGATCACTGTTAATGGTCTTTCAGCGTCTAAGGGTTCTGGATGGGCGACTGGTGGGCATATTGAGGTTCCGGGGGTGAGTGACCAGAGACTAATCATTGATCAAACTGGTGATGTACTTACACTTCGATTACCGTTCCGGGTTGATGTGCTGGACGAAGTGTGCAACGTGTTTGCCGGTTGTGCTCACACAGTGGCTATATGTAAATCCAAGTTTAATAATGTTTTGAACTATGGTGGTTTTCCATTTGTACCACTTAAAAACCCCTTTGAAGTAGGAATTGATTAATGGGCTTTTGGGCTTTAGTAGCAATGTGGGCGATTTCTTATGTGGCGGCAGAAGCACTTCGTCCCAAACCAGATATTCAAGAGGCCAAGCGAGCATCACTGGGTGACTTCCAGTTTCCAACTGCAACACAGGGCCGGGTGGTTCCATTGCTATGGGGGACTATGAAGGTCAAAGGGCCAAACGTGGTTTGGTATGGAGACTTGAAACAGAAGGCGTTTACTCGTCATGTTGATCCCGGTTTGTTTGGGTCAACAAAAGAGTATGTGGTGGGGTATAGATATTTTCTCGGCGTTCAGTTTGCTTTGTGCCGGGGTACAGTGGATAAGCTCCTGCGTGTTTGGGTGGGTGATGATCTTGTTTGGGACACGGGACAAACAGGGGCAGGAACCATTACTATTAATAAGCCCAATCTATTTGGTGGCAGCGAACTCGGCAATGGTGGGATCACTGGCAATTTAGATTTTCTTGTTGGAGACAATTCTCAAGTAGCTAACACATATCTATCTGACTTTCAAAAAGAACCGGCAGTTACTGGGGATACACCTGCATACCGGGGAACCTGCTATTGTGTTTGGAAGCAGGGGTGGCTTGGCAACAGTACACAGATCAAGCCGTGGGCTTTTGAGCTTCAACGGCTGCCTAATCAACTGGGCATGTCTGCGGGTAAACACATCGTCAATACTTATGATGCCAATCCCATGTGCATGGCCTACGAAATAATGACTGATACCGATTGGGGTATGGGCATTGATCCGGCAGACATAGATACTGCGGGCTTTATTACTTTTGGTAATACACTGTATGATGAAGTAAACGGATCAACTAAGGGTAATGGTATAAGTCTTATGATTGATCGGCCCATAGAGGCTGGAGACTTGTTGATTGAGATTCAAGAGCAGTGTGATTGTGTATTCTATTTTGATCCTTTGGACCAAAAGTGGAAAGTCAATCCCATCCGTGGTGGGTATGATATTGACACCATCCCACAATTGAATGATGCTACCGTGAATGCTATTGAAGACTTTTCACGGTCAACGTGGGAGCAGAGTACCAATGCTGTAAGGATTTCATTTAGTAATCGGGAGATTGATTACGGGGAGGACTTTGCTCTTGCTCAGGATCAGGCAATGTTTCGTCAACAGAATGTCAACATTCCCTCTACTCGAAAGTACATTGGGGTTAAGGATGCGACCCTAGCAAACAGCCTTGCTTGGCGTGATCTTCGATCTGAGGGGGTCACTATGTCCAAGGCTACCGTAAAGGTTGATCGTGCCTTTTGGGGTGTTGCTCCCGGTGATCCAGTCGCACTTCAGAGTGATACACTTGGTTTGAATAAGGCAGCCTATCGGGTCATTAAGATAGATGGTGGTGATCCCATTGATGATACTATTACTCTATACCTGCTGGAAGATTTCTTTGAGTTTGCTGTTCCGTCCTTTGGTGATCCCGGTGGAACTGGATGGTCTGATCCAGAGGATGCACTTGTTGTTATACCTGCATCTGATCAAGTGGCCATGGAAGCTCCACGAGCTATCACAGTTCGTGATCCAGATGGGGCAGGAGCCAATCGGGTTTGGACTGGGGGTATTACTCAAGGTAATGAAGCACAGATTATTATTCGTCAGAGAAATTCATCTGGAACCCCGACAGGGGCATATTATGATTCTGGTGAACTTAACAACTCACTCTTAAAGGGCAAGTTGCAAGCCAACATATCTGCGGAGAATGGAACCAGCACTGTTTATATTCTTGCAGATCAGAGCACATTGGATGAGATTGAAGAATATTACGATGCCATTGGAGCTATCACATCTGGAGATATTGGTAGCCGGTTGGCAAACCTTATCTACGTCACAACAGACGCTTCAGACGATCCCGACCCAATTGTAGGTGAGTTTATGGCGTTTGAATCTTTTGATGTATTGACTTCTCCAGATAGAATTCGATTGAACAACACCCACAGGGGTTTGCTGGATACAGTACCTCAAACGTATTCAACCAACGATCCAGTGTACTTTATGGTGGGAGGTTTGGCAGTGACCTCGTTTTCACAAGGGAATAATGTTGACATTAAGTTAATTCCAAAGAGCACGTCTGATGAGTTGCTTGAGGCATCTGCTCTTGTGATGTCTGTGACATCAACCGAGCGAGAAGTTAAACCATACCCCCCGGCAGCCGTGCAAATAAATTCTGCTGATTTTCCGTCCACTACCAGTATTGATACTAACTATGGTACGGATGACGAAGATGGAATTCGATTTACGTTTAATCGACGAGACTTTAGAATTCTTGATGAGATTGTCAATATTGAGAATGATGCGGCTGATATAAACTCAGACTTTCCAACGGCCAACATGACTGAGTACCAGCTTGAGATCATTGAAGACCCCGGTGTTGGGGACGTGTCCTTGTTCACCACGGCGTGGGATGCTGCTTCGGTTGGCTATATTGATGCAACTCGGACGGAGATTTTACGAAATAACGCCGGAGTTGTTCCTTCAAGGTTGCGGGCCGAAATTTCTGTCCGACACCAATTAGGTGGAACTCAAATCAGTTTACAGAAGTGGACACACGATTTTGATATTTCTGCGTCTGAGTTGGATAATGATTTTCTTTACGGTGTGTTGGACCATGATGTAACCAGTAGTGCCAGAACCATTACTGCAAGCACGGCGGGAACTCATACATTTACTCTACCGGCAGCCATAGCGGGTGATGTTGAGTACCAATTAAACACTGGTGGTTGGCTGACTCTTATTACGGCTGGTGGTACATCTGGATCGGTGGTTGGTCTTATAGATACGGATATTTTAGAAATACGCCATAAAGATACAGCGACTGGAACGATTATGACGTTTCTGCGGTGTACAAACCCGTCAACCGCAGATGCTTACGCAATTTTATATAATTAGACTTGACAACCACCTGAGAATAGAGTATAGTTCTAAGAAGGATACACCATGGATGAAAAAGAATTGCGAAAGGTCGTAATGGATACAGTAAAAGAGACTTTGTTATCTCTTGGCATTGAGCCTCATGATCCCTTGGATATGCAAAAAGATTTTAGCTACCTCCGTGATCTTCGCTTGATGTCGGAAAGCATTAAAAGCAAGAGTGTTCTTACCATTATTGGTGCTCTTTCTTTAGGGGCACTTGCTATGATTGCTCTTGGACTCAAAAAATACTTCTTAGGATAGTTTGTTTTGGCTGCAAATAAAAATCTTAATACGGATGAAGTGGTTGGGGTCTATCAAGAAACAGCCTGTGTGCGGGAAACGGCTCGGCGGTTTGGGGTACACCGGAAGACTGTGCAGCACCACCTTCGCAAGAAAGGGATTGAAGGTCCAATTGCAGGTGGCTCCGTAAAGAGCATGACTTCTGAGCAGTTGGCACTTCCAGAATCTGGAGTCAAACGGTACATCCTAACCTGTGCTCAGAACAATACTCGAATAAATAAACCATTTTGGAATAATTTATTGGCTTTGGCAGTATATTATGAGGCTGAAGTTCATGTGTCTCGATTCACCTATAACAAGAATGCGTTTGGTAAACTATCCGTTAAGCCGGGGAGTGAGGAACATCAAGATACTTTATGGTACGCTCCAGAATTAAATATTTATGTTTCTGATGAGAGTCTGGAGATTGCCCCCGGCCTTGTCTGGTGTGGGGAAATGAATATTTTACCTACTGCTGTCAGACCACTATCCGGTTTGGAGACATACACTCGAAGACGCTCCGGTATTTTTCCGCATGTTAAGGTGTCTATGCAGTCTGTTGCATCCGGTCGTTTTCAGAACACCAAGTTTAATTACACCACGGGCACGGTAACACAACGGAATTACATTAAGAAAAAAGAAGGTTTGAAGGCTGAATTCCACCACCAATACGCCGCCACGCTTGTAGAGGTTGACGCAAGCGGCGATTGGTTTGTTCGACAAATATCTTCTGGACCGAGGGGGGAGATTCAGGATTTGAATTGCCTGTTCCAAGGGGGCAAGCTGGTAAGAACAGATCAAGATGTGGAAGCCATCTTTTGGGGTGATCTCCATGCGGCAAATATTGATGACAACATGGAAAAACTTAATTGGGGTGACGATGGTATTGCTAAAACGCTTAAACCAAAGTACCAGTTTATTAATGACGGTCTTGACAATGCTGCAATAAATCCACATAAACAGAAAGACCCCCATGAATTATTCAAGAATTATGCAAACTGTCAGGACTCGGTTCAGGATGAACTCAAAGATTTTATTACTTTGCTAATATTCATTCAAGAATCCGGGGGCAAAATTATTTGCAGCTACGGCAACCATGATGACTTTTTGAATCGGTGGTTGAAGTGGTGTGACTACCGGGACGATCCGAAGAACGCACTCCTGTTCCTGCGGATTCAACTGGCCTATTATGAAGCTCTGGACCGGGGTGACTCATTCAACCCTGTCCGTTGGGCCATGGAACATCTGCAATGTCCTGAAGACATAAAGTTCTTAGATGTGGATGACTCCTACACAATCTGCAAAGACAGCATTGAGTGTGGCTGGCACGGCCACCTTGGGCCAAATGGTTCCAGAGGTTCGGCTGCTTCACTACATAAGATCGGCAGAAAGCTCTGTATCGGGCATAGTCACTCAGCCTGTATTATTGAAGGGCTGTATCAGGCTGGAACAAGCTGTGCGATGGATCAGGGGTATAATAATGGACCATCCAGTTGGTCACACACTCATATTATTATTTATCCAAATGGCCAAAGAACTTTATTGACTTGTTGGAACGGTAAGTGGAGGGGGGAGTAGTGGATAAAAACAGTACACTGTTGCATGAAGAAATTATGAAAATACTCCAGACGTTTGATTCTTTATCTCCGACTGAACGACACAAGCTGGATACCTTTGTCGGTAAGCAGACTGTTTTGCCAAAGAGAGAAAAGCCGTTTTTTGAAAAGGTGTTTGAATCTCTTCAATACATTCGCATTGTGATTAAATATATTATGTTTGATAACGAAGCTCTCCGAAGAGAGAATGCTTATTTTAGAAAAATGTTAAAGGAACAGAAGTAATGGTAGTAGATTTAATTGGTTTTGGATTTAAAAAGCGTACTGGCAAGGACTACGCTTGCAGCTACTTGGCTCGCAGGCTTTGGGAGAATGGTAGTTCTTCATCAGCCAGAATATTATCTTTTGCTGATCCGTTAAAGCATATTGCCCATACGCTGTATTCGTGGGCTGGAGTTTACTCTGCTGACTGGTACAAAGATCGTGGTGATCTTCCTGAAGATCGTGAAACAGTCTTACCTAAGATTGGCATGACCTACCGGGAGCTTTTAATCAAACTAGGCACTAAGGCAATTCGGGAGAATGTGTTTGAAGATACTTGGCTGGAAATCATGCGAGAGAAGATTGCCGTTAATCGGGAGCTTGGTTTTACCAGCCTGATCTCTGATGTTCGATTCTTGAATGAGTTAAGGCTTATTCAAAGTCTTGGTGGTATTGCTATTCATGTAGAACGACCGGACTTGACTCCAACGAAAGATGTGGCAGACTGTGCACTCGATGGACATGAACTTTGTTTTGATCACACCATCACCGCCAACACCGGAGAATTGGACTTACTTGAAGAGCAGTTAGAATCTATAATTAAAATGTATGATCTGGTAGAAAATGTTTGAGTTTAAAACCAAACCTTTTAAGCATCAAGAGCAGGAATTTGTAGAGCACGGACAGGACTCGGTTCGTGCTATCCTGTGGGAGCAGGGAACTGGTAAGTCAAAGGAAATGATTGACCAAGCGGCTTTTCTTTTTCTTGCTGGCAAGATTGATTGCTTGTTAGTTGTTTGCCCCCCCGGACTTCCTGAGAACTGGGTGGTGCACGAAATTACAACACACATGCCGGTAGATTATGAGGCTGTCTTTTATCAGACATCCAAGGCAAAAGGCAAGCGTTATCAGAGAATGCTCTCTAAGCTAATCAGAACGCCCGGCCTGATCGTGGTGGCTATGTCATTTAATTCATTCATTACCAAGACCGGCAGGGCATTCGCTAAAGAAGTCTTGACGAGTCGTAAGTGCTATTATGTTGTGGATGAGTGCCACAACATAAAGACCCCATCCGCAGAACGCACCAAACTGATTGTAGCTTCCAGTGAGCTTGCCCCCTATCGAAGAATTGCCGGTGGAACTCCGGTTACTCAAGGCCCGTTTGATTTGTACTCGCAATATAGATTTCTTGACCAAAAGTTCTGGTGGAAGGTTGGGTGTCGATCTTATGGAGCCTTCACTACCCGGTTTGGTGTCTGGCGTAGGGGTACAAGACACATTAAGATGCCGGATGATACGATTAAAGAACAGCATTACCCGGACTGTGTGGACTACAAAGATATTGCGACGATTGAACGGATGACGGCTCCCTTTCGTTCACGAGTGCTGAAGGAAGATATTGATGAGATTGATTTACCGCCTAAGCTGTACACCTATCGTTTCTTTGAGCTATCCAACGATCAAAGACGAGCGTATGACGCTTTGAAGTCTGATATGATGCTCCAGATTGGGGATGGTCTGGTGACGGCAACCATGGCCATCGTCATGCTGTTGCGACTACAACAAATTACCTGTGGGTACATCCCACTGGATACGGTCGATGATGATGCTCCCTTACACCGTTTTGCAGGCAAGAACCCAAGGATTGAATTGCTGAAAGAGATCATGGAAGAAACTTCACACAAGGTTATTGTGTGGGCAAGGTTTCGGCAAGACATCGAACAGATCAAAGAGGCTTTACAAGAACGATGTGTCACATACTACGGGGCGATGGATGTCACGCAGAGAAGTGAAGCCAAGCATCTATTTAAGACTTCTGATTCTGTTCAGGCAATCGTGGCGACTCCGGCAACGCTTGGCGAGGGGCATACATTGACTGAAGCCCGGACGGTCATTTATTACAGCAATGATTTCAACCTGAAAAACCGGCTCCAGTCCGAAGACCGTGCCCACCGCATTGGGCAAACCAACAAGGTTCTTTATATTGATCTGGTGGCCCAAGGGACAGAGGACAAGCACATTGTGGACTCGTTAAAGAACAAGTACGATATTGCTGCTGAATTAAATGGAGACAGGTTGAGAGAATGGTTACAGAAAATATAAATAATTAGTTTGACTTTTCGATTTTTTGTGATATACTTATAACTGATACCCAAGGAACACACTAACATGCCTGAAATTAAAGACTTAGATAACGTATCGTTTGACGCTTTTACCGATGTGGTTGACCCCGCCGAGATTGAAGATCGGCTGGAAAAGATTATGGCCTACGGGGAAAAAATGGCTGTGCTTGATTCTGATATTGTTGACTTGCAGGCCAAGATTGACATCAAGAATCGGGAGCTTAAAAACATATCCATGGAAGTGCTGCCGGAGCTTTTGAATGAGGCTGGTATGACTTCCTTTGTCTTGAACAACGGTAAGACAGTGGAGCTTACTGACAGCATTCAAACCAGTATTATTGCTGCCATGAAGCCGCAAGCGTTACAGTGGTTGGAAGACAATGGGTATGGGGGTATGATTAAATCAAACATTGTCGTCAGCTATCCGAGGGAAGAAAAGGCATTGGCCAATAAGCTGATGAAACAACTTCAAGCCCGTAAGACGGTGGTTTCTTCCGACATTAAGCAGGAAGCCAATGTCCACGCCGGAACACTCAAGGCGTGGGGCAAGACTATGTTTGAAGAGGGGGAAGGTTCCAAGATACCCACTGGCTTGTTCAGCACCCATCGTGTAAAAATCGCAAAGGTGAAGTAACAATAAACTTTTTATTTTTTTAACCCTTTAGACGGAGAAATATTATGTCTAAAAAGGAACAGGAAGCACTTGCCAAGCGTGAAGCTGGTGCGTTGGCTACAGTGGATTTTGGAGTGGACGAAAGTTACGCTCCAGATATTCAAGCGGATGAGAGGCGTGTGCCATATCTCATTCTCTTGCAAGATAACACCCCAATGGTGAAAGACCCGGAGCAGAAGATTCCGGGTGCGGAGCCGGGTATGTTGTTTAACAGTACCAGTAAGGAATTGTATTCTTCTGACGGCGGCGTGGTTTTTGTGCCCTGCCTCAAGGAACGGTTCTTCATTGAGCGTACTGCCGATGATGATGCCCGGTTTGTGGCTCGTCTTGAGTGCAATGATCCCGTGGTGATTGAAGCGGTCAAGGGTGGTCGCAATGACAAGAATGATTACGTCAACCCCAATAATGGTAATACCCTGACGGACACCCGGTATCTGTTCGGGTTCATCCTGAATGAAGAGAATGTGGCTGATTCCGATCCAGTCATCATTCCGTTCAAGAAATCAAAGATCACGGCGATCACGGATATGACGGATGCGATTGATAAGTTCAAACCGTCCCGTGGCAAAGGCTGGCCGTTCTTTGCGTACCGGTTCCGTGTCAGCACCTATTACTGCCCGGACAACAAGGGCTATTATCGCTTGAAGATTGAACCGGCTAACGGAACGCTGGCGGCATCTTTAAACTTGCCCGGGGAGTCTGATGCAGTTCTGGCGTTTGGTAAAGCATTGGTTGATTCCATTAAATCGGGTGAGAAAGTGGCTGATTATGACGATCAGGCTGCGGTTCCAAGCGGTTCCGGTTCGGTGGATGCTGACGCTCCCTTTTAGCCAAGAATATAAATTCTGATGTAAGTTGGTCGTTGCAGATGAACAGGCATATAATAATAAGTCCTGTTCATCGTTTTTTCTTTGGAGGCGGAGTGCATAATACAATTGAAATAGTTACTGGCTCGGTTGATGGTTTGATTACACTAGAACTAGAGGAAGCGGAAGCACTCCGGGATACACTAGATCATTCTATCTCAAACGCCTATACCATTTATGGACCTACCTGTGTGGGTGTCAAGCAATTAATTGATTTGAATAAACTAAAGGTATCAGTACAAGCCAAGGTTAAAAGCAAAAAATAATGGATATTTCAGAAATAGATAGGTTGAATGAGAAACATTCCATGGTCGATGTCATTACTCCCAGTGTGGAGATAATCACGCCATTGAATATTCTTCACGGCATGGAACAGCGTATTGAAATGGCTGGTAGGGTTTGTTATAAATCCGAAGCTAAAATCACGGATGAATCAGCAAGTAAGTTTATTAAGATGTTGATTAAGTCTGAACATGTGTCCGTGATCGAGCATGAGATTGTTACGGCTCGGTTTATATTAGATAGAACTGCCAGCCACCAGTTGGTGCGTCATCGTATCGCTGCGTATTCACAGGAAAGCCAACGATATTGTAACTATGGCAAGCGTGGGTTTCAATTTATCTGTCCACCGTCTATTCAAGAAAACCCGGAAGCCTATTTGATCTGGTATAAGAAACGCCAACGTAATGTAGAGGAATATCTGGAATATATTGATCGGGGGATTAAACCAGAAGACGCCCGATGTTGTTTGCCCGGATGCAGTAAGACTGAAGTAGTGGCGACGTACAACCTTAGAGTGTGGCGACACTTGTTCAAAGAGCGTGCCCTGAACGCTCACGCACAATGGCAAATTCGTGGTCTGATGCAAACAGCATTGCGAGAGCTTGGCCGTCAACTGCCCAATATTTTTGGAGATCAGTTGGCCGAACTACTTGAAAACCCCAATAAATGGATACTATTTTAATGGAACCAAAACAAGGTATGGTTGCAACGAATGGACAAGGTGTGTTGGGATTGCTTATTGCAGGTAGTTGTGATAATATTTGGACTGGTATTCAACTATCTGGACCGGAGAATGATATAGGTAGGCACTGGTGTAGTGTTAACCCTAAAGTTTTGTGCCACATTTCAGACCTCACTAAAAACTTAAAGGCATCTGGATAATGGAAATAACCGCAGAGCAAGACAACGCCCTGAACGCCGTCAAAGATTGGATGTCTCGACCAGAGGACCAACTCTTTTATCTGGCAGGCTATGCTGGAACGGGAAAAACCACACTGGCAAAGTATTTTGCCGAGGGTGTCAAGGGCACAGTTCTCTTTGCCGCCTTTACTGGTAAGGCAGCACACGTCCTGAATAAAAAAGGCTGTCCGGCAAACACCCTCCACAAACTGATCTATCTGCCTAAGAATAAATGCAAGTCTCGTCTGAAAGAGCTTCAGGATAAACTGAAGTACCTGTTTTCCATGAATTCCCCGGAGAAAGATATTCACGAGCTTGAACGCCAGATCAAGCTGGAGAGTGAGAACGTCAAGAAGCCCGCCTTCAACCTCAACATGGATAGCGTCGTCCGGGAAGCCTCTCTGGTTATTCTGGATGAGTGCTCTATGATTGATGAGTTTATGGCCACAGACCTGTTGAGCTTCGGGAGCAAAGTCTTGGTGTTGGGTGATCCCGGCCAGCTACCACCTGTCAGGGGACGTGGGTTTTTTACCCAAAGAACGCCGGACTTTCAGTTGGAAGAGATACATCGTCAGGCGAGGGACAACCCTATTCTGCGGCTGGCCACCGACGTAAGGGCCAACGGGGGTCTGGTGCTTGGCCAATATGGTGAATCGCATGTTGTCAAGAGGGGCACACTTGGGGTTGAAGCTGTCTCGAAGTTTGATCAAGTGATAGTTGGTAAGAACACCACCCGGTACGCCGCCAATGCCAAGATTCGTAAACACGGGCAGTTTATGAACCCACTACCAATGTTGACAGACAAGGTGGTGTGTCTTCGCAACAACCACGATCTTGGCCTGCTTAACGGAAGTCTCTGGACAGTCACCGACGTTAAGTATGAGGAAGATTTAAAGTCTGATGATAGGTATGATCAACTGATGAACGGCAAGATGGACCAGCTTGCCCTGCAAGTCCGGGCTGATGATAATGATGAGTCCGTGGAGTGTATGGTTCATACACTCCACTTCCTCGGCAAAGGCTCCGAGATCAGCCCATGGGAACACAAAGACGCTGAAGAGTTTGATTTTGGTTATGCTCTGACATGTCATAAAGCTCAGGGCAGCCAGTGGGATTCAGTGGTGGTGTTTGATGAGAGTGCTTGCTTCAAGCAGAATGCTAAAAAATGGTTGTACACGGCTATTACCAGAGCCGCAGAAAGGGTGACGGTGGTGGTGTGAAAAATGATAACGTAAATTTTGGTACGATTGCTTTATCAATTACTGGAATAGCTTTAGTGATATGTATAGCTTTAACAGTGTGTAGTTATACAGGTTTTCATTTCACACAACCTTTGAATGAAGAGGCTGTGGTCGAAATATCCACCGAGACATCCAGTGGTTCAGGCGTATTCATTGGTCCTGATGGTGTGATACTTACGGCAGCACACATCATTGATGATTTTGAGTTGGAGTTGTTCGGCACGAAGTTCAAGATTCCTTCAGTCATTACCGTCTCTGTTGGTGCAAACCAGTATAAGATTGACCCAAACAAGACGTTGTTGCTGGAAAAGTATGACGTTGCCATTATTCAATTAAAGCATCCCCCGAAGCACCACTGGTTGGATTTATATCCATCGAAGAAAGTTCCTGTTGGTAATAAGCTCGAAGCCATTGGTTTTCCCTATAAGGTCCGGCTGTGGCATAGCTACGGACATAAAGCTCGACAAAATAGCCAGCATTATTTATGTACAGACTTAGATATTAACCCCGGCAACTCTGGTGGACCTATACTCTACCACGACAACATTGTAGGTATTTCCAGCCTACGCACGCCGGAGTCAGACATGGGTAAGAGCATTGCGTCTGAAGTGTGTATGGCAGCGTATGCTATTTGGAGATTCATTCATGGTCGAGAATAAAGATCGGGTGTGCCCCAAACTGAACACAAAGTATATAATTTCCGGGCAGTTGGTACGAAGAGGTCATAAAATAAGCCGCAACGATCCATGCCCGTGTAAGTCTGGTAGGAAATATAAAAATTGCTGTTGGAATAAAAGAAAGGATGATGCGATGCTCAAATAGTTTGTGGTGTTCATGTTTTGTAACTGATTTTTAATTTTGAAAGGAAACTTTGTAATGAAAAGTAGTGTAGTAACTTCAATACTTATGGTATTGATATTGTGTTTGGGAGCCGGTCTGATTGCCGGGTGTTCCACTTGGCAGCAGGATAAGCCTGTTGTGCAGCAGGATTTGGTCGAGATTCAGTCGTTACTTCAGTTAGCTCTGAAGGAAGAAAATCTCGAAAAGGTTGAGGCTGTGCGAGCACAGGTTGAAGATTTAGTTAGCAAAATCCCGGCAGAAGCTACCGAGGATGAACAAGTACATCACATCGGTAATTATTTGATACCGTTAGTGCCTGAACCCTACGGAGGATACATAGCCGTGGGACTTGGTGTACTTGCTTATTTGCAGCGTCGAAAGTTAGCTCAGGCTACGGCTAAGCCACCAGCCTCTGTTGACTCTGTTTAATTATATTTACGGTCATGGGGTGCAGGAGAGTGCGGAATCCTGCACCCCACACATAAAATACAAAGGAATTTAAATTGAATATTGGACCTCAAACAGAATTTGCTGAATCACTCCACGCTGAAAAATATCGTGGCAAGGGTGAATCGTTCCGTGAAGCAATGAACAGAATTTCTGCGGCACTAACGGATAACGATCAACACTATGATCAATTTCGTGATGCGTTATTGCATCAACGATTTCTCCCCGGTGGTCGTATCCAGACTGCGGTAGGTTCAACCAAGGGGGTGACTCCATACAACTGTTTTGTTAGTGGAACGATTGAAGATTCATTGGTGGCCGGAGAAGGTTCTATTTTAAATCGGCTGGTTCAGGCCGGAGCCACGATGCAAATGGGTGGGGGTATCGGGTATGACTTCAGCACGCTCAGACCTCGTGGGGCAATCATTAAAAAGCTCGCAAGCAATAGCACAGGGCCGATCAGTTTTATGGGGGTGTACGATGCTTTGTGTCGTTGTATATCATCATCCGGCCATCGCCGGGGAGCACAAATGGGGGTGCTTCGAGTTGACCACCCGGACATTCAAGAGTTTGTCAACGCCAAACAAAACCAAAGCCGACTAACTGGGTTTAATATTAGTGTTGCAGTGACGGATGAGTTTATGCAGGCCGTTAAGGACAACCAAACCTTTGCTCTGCGATTTGGGGGTGAAGTGTATAGTGAGGTTGAAGCCCGTGCCCTTTGGGAAATGATCATGCGGTCCACCTATGATTGGGCGGAGCCGGGTATCCTGTTCATTGATCGGATCAATGAGTATAATAATCTCTGGTATTGTGAAACGATTGCGGCTTCAAACCCATGTGGTGAACAACCACTCCCACCTTTCGGTGCGTGTTTGTTAGGTAGTTTTAATTTAACAAAATATTTGTATCAAACCTATGAGAATGCCCCATGGGAATTCAATTGGCCACAACTCAAGGCAGACATCCCGGCTGTGGTTCGAGCCATGGACAATGTGATTGACCATGCCAAGTATCCTCTATACGAGCAAGAGAAAGAGGCCACGGCCAAGAGGCGTATGGGCCTTGGAGTCACGGGAGTAGCCAACTGTATCGAAGCGTTGTTCGGAGAGAGTGGACTCTATGGTTCAACGGGGTATTTAATTCATCAGGATGTGTTCTTGAAAGAGATCACCCATCAAGCATACTATGCGTCAATAAATCTAGCAGAAGAAAAGGGGCGATTTCCGGCATACGATTCTGCCTATTTAGATTCTAAATTTGTGCAGGAAGTGTTGACACCCAAACACAGGAAGTTAATTAAAAAGTTTGGAATCCGAAATTCTCACTTGACTTCTATCGCCCCGTGTGGTACTATATCTGTATGTGCTGATAATGTGTCATCCGGGATTGAACCCGTGTACGCTTATTCGATAGACCGGTTGGTGCTAAGGGCCGATAATGATGAGCCACAACTTTATACTGTACAGGACTATGGTAGAAAATTTTTAAGTGCTATCAGTAAAACCTGTGAACATGTAACCGTTGAAGAGCACTTGAATGTACTGGCGAATGCTCAGAAATGGGTTGACTCTGCGGTTTCTAAAACCTGTAACGTTCCTCACGATATTGCATGGGAAGACTTTAAGGGTGTCTATATGAAAGCATGGGAGCTTGGCTGCAAAGGCTGCACAACCTATCGTGTAGGGTGTAAGCGTGAAGGCATACTGAAGTCTTCAGAAAAGACAGCCTGCTATATTGATGAGAGTGGAAAGAAGGAATGCGAATAATGAGTAATGAGATATGTTCAGGTTATTGTCCTAGGTGCAAATCTCTGGTTGTGTATGACTCAGATACAGGTGAAACAAGTTGTGTAACTTGTGGTTGGAAGGAGAGTGGGCAATGAAACATAAAGAAATCGTGCATGAGTTTAGATGTATCAAGCAAGAGCTTGATACCTTGCGTCCATTGTTTCATTTAAAGAAATATCTATGTAAGACTTGCAACGGTACATGTCGTAGTATGCGAATTGATTCAAACGTTAGGAATTTTATATTTGGAATACACGAAATTACTGGACAGCCACTCCCGGAGTGTGAATCCTGTAAGGGAACCGGATTGAACATAAGACATATCCATAAAATCCTTGTTCCGGTCTTGGATGATCTGGCTGACGAAGATTATGACAAACTGGTGAACAAGGCTGAACGTCTGGATAAGTTGGTAGAGGATTGCAAACTAAATGGCTAATCTCAAAGTAAAACAGTTTATTGATCTCTTCAATTATGAGGCAGGCTTAAAGGCTAACCGGCATCAAACGTTCATCCTGAAGATCGTCGAGAACCTGTGCCCGGATTATTTTTTCCATGCTCCTGCTTCTATACCCGGTACGCACCACAAAGGGTTGTCTATTATCGACCACACCCTTTTAGTTTGTAATGCTGGTCTGAAGTTGGCTCCGGTGTTTCGTCTGGAAGATGCTGCGGATGAGATTAGTGCAGCCTGTATGTTGCATGATCTAATTAAGTTTGGTAGGCAGTATGATAGGGAAATTACTGAAATTGCCAATATTGATGGAACTCAAAAAAAGATGTATCCTCGACCAGCCGAAGAGGATATTACTGGTACGCACGGACACCAACTTGCTGCCGCTATCTTTGATCTTTTCAAGGGTGATCTGGATTGGCGGCAGTTGGAAATTGCCGATGGTATTCGTTACCACATGGGTCGATGGACCAAACAGCACACAGATTCCAAAGGAATTGTTAATGATTGTTACGGGTGGGAGCGAAGCTGCTTCACCCGTTTAATTCACATGGCAGATGTTACGGTGGCTTACGGAGCAAGATACGATGAGTGTGGATGAGATAAAAAACACTTGGTTGCGTCGAGCAGCACTTATCCTATTAATCGTTCCTTTGTACCTTTTGTCATTATGGCTTTATGTGTGCAACACAATTAAAATAGTTACTATGGATTCGTTAAATGCTGTTGTACATACTTGGAAGAAGAGGAATTAATTATGACTAAACCGTACATTCAGTATCAACACATTGAGCGTTTGGATTCCGATGAGGTCGAAGGAATTTTGGAAGGCACAGTTCATGTCTTCCCCAAGATTGATGGGACCAATGCACAAATTTGGTTTAATGGTGAAGAGTTCTTTTATGGCTCCCGCCGCCGCCGACTGGTTCCCGGTGATAACGACAACCACGGATTTTCCGCATGGGCTGATACCAATAATAATCTCAAAGGAACAATCCTTGCATTGTGTATGCAGCAGCTTGGCAAAGGAACTATTCAATCTTCAGATCAGCTTCATGTGTTTGGTGAGTGGTTGGTTCCCCACACGTTGAAGACTTATCGCCCGGATGCTTGGCGTAAGTTTTATGTTTTTGACATTGGCATTGAGACTGAAAATGGATTGCGGTATATTCCGTTTGATGATTACGAGTTTGAATTAAAACAACATGCAATTGATTACATATCCCCCATTGTGTCCATCAAGAATGCTCAACAGGATAAACTTTACGACTGGCTTGACAAGAACACTTTCCTGATCGAAGATGGAAAAGGTGTTGGTGAGGGGCTTGTTATCAAAAATTACGATTTTGTTAATAAGTATGGCCGCCAGACGTGGGCAAAGATTGTTACATCAGAATTCAAAGAAAAGCATGTCCGGGAAATGGGACACGCTAAGACTGAGTATGCTGATGGTGTGGAGCAGAAGATTGTTGATAAGTATTTGATGTTAGATATTGTTGACAAGGCGGTTGCTAATATTGCATTCACCAATCAAATGGACTTTGAGGGACACCCCTCTCAACCAGCTTGGTCGTCCAAAGATATTCCTCAATTACTCTCTACGGTTTACCACGACCTCATAATCGAGTGCCTGTGGGATGCTACCAAAAAATATAAGAACCCAACGATCAATTTTAAAGTGTTACAGCGTGAATGCAATCGCAAGGTTAAAGAACTAAAGCCGGAGTTATTTTAATGAACATATCCAAGATCATTGCTATTCGTCGGGCATCGGAAGTTAAACGCTTGCACACCCATCCTCTCCTGCAAGAACATTACACCAATGGGCAGCATTCGTATGGTGTTGCCATGTTGGTCGATCAGTTGTACCCCGTAATTAAGGATGAGTTTGGCATGACTTCAGACTCTGATGACTCAGACCGGTTGACAATGATCCAAGCCGCTTTATACCATGATGTTGCAGAAAAATGGACTGGTGATATTCCGGGCAGCTTTAAAGCTATGCAGCCTATTATAAAGGATGTTGAGTCTTCGGTGAGTCAGGATGTGTTGAACCAACTTAATGTTGACATCAACCTGTCAGAAGAGAAATATTTCTTTTTAAAGTGCTGTGATAAGTTAGAGCTACTGCTTTTTTGCATGGATGAGAGAGAGCTTGGAAGTAAACGGCTTAATCACATCATTGAAAATCTAATGGTCTGGTTCGGTGAGCGTAATGATGATCTTCCAATCCAGATCGTAGATTTTCTACATGAAGTGCTCAGTGCTAACTATTCACGATTAGGGCTTGGTGTGGTTGATGGAGCTATCGACTGATGACTATCGAAGAACTGGATAGAGCTTTAGATCATCCAAATATCAAGGTACAACGGACACAGACTGGATGTGCCCCCGGTGTATTTTGTCGTGAGCGTGAGTTTATAATTAATGATGTACGGTATGAAATTGTTTGGTATCACAACCACAGCACAATACGGATGCCCGGTGGTTGCGAAATTATGTTCGACCGGGTAAAACAGTCAGGCACTTGGCCTAGTCGCAGTAAATTGAACTTACACTTTTATATCGCAGGTGAAACTTCTGCCGTCATACCCATTGAATACTGGGAAAATAAATAGTGCAAGAACCCCTATTTAAACCCGAATCAGACTGGCAACTTCCTGATCTGAACAAACTACCCGATTGGACAAACGCCAAGCGGGTTGGTTTCGATACGGAAACCCATGATGATCGTATCGGGCAAGACCTTGGCCCCGGATTCATTGCAGATGGCGAGGTTGTGGGGGTATCGTTCTGCATTGAGGACGACAGACCGTACTATCTTCCCGTTGGGCATCTTGGTGGTGATAATCTACCCAAAGACAAGGTGTTTCAATATCTGGCAGACCAATCCAGAAACTTCAAGGGTGTTCTCGTTGGTGCAAACTTAAAGTACGACTTGGGGTATATGAGGGTTAAACATGGCATTAATTTTGACAATGTTAGCTATTATGGTGACGTGCAGATTGCTGAACCACTTATAGATGAACTTCCTCTGACGTTTAATTTAAACGCAATTGCCAAGCGTCATGGTTTAGAGCCAAAGGATGAAATCCTGCTGTTGGAAGCGGCCAAGATGTACGACCTGATGACCAAAAAGAAGCCGAAGACCGGCTGGAAGGGCAACCTCTGGAAGCTCCCGGCCCGGTATGTTGGTCCCTATGCTGAGTATGATGCACAGCTTCCTCTGAAGTTGCTGCGTAAGCAGGAACGAATGCTTGAGAACCGTGGCCTGTGGGATATATACAGGATGGAATCCAAACTCTTAATTGCACTCCTGAGAATGACAATCCGTGGGGTGCGAATTGATTTTGAACAGTTGAATGCACACGAGGCTGGTTTTATTAAAGAAGAAAAAAGATGCTATCAGGAAATAAAAGATCAAACGGGATTCAGTTTTGACTTTGGAGAGATTTCTGTAGCAGCATCAATAGGAAGACTATTTGAAAAGATAGGACTTCCGATTGAACGGACAGCAACAAATAAGATATGTACGAATGTTGAGTTCACTGACAAACACAAAGACAACCCGATTGTTCAACTGGTAACAGCCTGTAAAAAAGCCAATAACTACCGCACCATGTTTATTGAATCCATTCGCAAGCACGCTATTGGTGATAGGATTCACTCCACCTTTAATCAAATGAAGGGTGAAGACCCCAATGATCCTGAAGGCACTAAGGGTGCAGCCTATGGTCGCCTGTCAAGCAGTAATCCCAACATTCAGCAGCAGCCGAAGCGGGGGGCACTGGCCAAGACGTGGCGTAGGATTTACTTGCCGGACGAGGGCAAGATGTGGGTGTGTGCTGATTACTCTGGACAGGAACCCCGATGGGCGGTAGATCGGGCGGTGAGGATGCACCGGTATCTGGTTGCCACAAATAAGGGAAGCTGTCCATCCGCAATCAAACTATTGGATGCGTATCAGGCTAATCCCCGGCTGGATTTCCACCAGCAAATGGCTGATGTTACAGGCTTGGTACGAGATTGTGCAAAACAAATATTCCTTGGTAAGTTGTATAATATGGGGGGTGCAAGGTATTGCCATGGGGTTGGTTTGCCCACCATGATGAAAGAATGTTATGGTAAAATGCTTGAGGTAGCGGGACCAGAGGGTGACGCACAACTTCGTAAGTTTGATCAGATGGCTCCCTTTGCCAAACAGCTTGCTAAGTTTGCTCAAGCCACTGCGGAAGACCGGGGATATGTAATGACCGCACTGGGTAGGCACTGTCACTTTCCAATTAAAGAACGCCAACTCATTCACATGCCTAATGGTGATGAGCATGAGAAGTTTATTTATGATTGGACCAGCAAAGCACTGAATCGGGTGATACAGGGATCAGCAGCCGATCAAGCAAAGATGGCTATCGTGACTGCGGATGAAGCAGGAATACCCATTCAGCTTCAAGTGCACGACGAGATTGATTTTAGTTCTGACAGTGAAGAAGAGATTTGGCATCTACATGATTTAATGGTGGATGCTGTTAAAATGTTAGTTCCTACTGCGGTTGATGTAGAGGTTGGTAAGAACTGGGCTGATATTAAACAATTAGAAAGAAAGGTTGTGTAATGGTATCAAATATTTTTTATAAGGGTTGGAAGTACGGAACATGGGGTAGTAAGTTTATTGCTTGGTTTACCGGTGGTCCCTACTCTCATTCAGAAGTTATGTTTAGCAAAATGGCTTCATGGCAATATGTCCAAAGACTCTTGGCTACTCCTGAGCCATCTAATGTGTACGAAAAACTGTTATTGCGATCTAAGGGACAGTTCGAGCACTACGGGAGTTTGTATGCTGCTATCATGGGAGGCCACCTGCGGCTGTGCTGGTCATCCTCTTTGTTGGACAAAGGTGTAAGACTCAAGCTGATTGATGTTGAGCCTCAAAAGTGGACTGAAGTTAAGTTCCACATGTCTGTGGAAAAACAGCACACTGCTATTCAATGGTGTGAAACTCAGTCTGGCCGGAAGTACGATGTGGTGGGGGTATTGGGATTTATTTCACAACGGCTGCATATTATTAGGCCAAGTAAGAATGCCGACTATTGCAGTGAAACCACAGAACGGTTTGATGTGCATTTTGGTATATTGAAGGATTTTTTACACCCCAATGATATACCACCCCATCCGAATGAGTTGTATCGAGTCGTGAGTAATTTATAATGTTTAGTGTAATAACCATATTGAGCGTTTTAACGGCTGGTGTTATGATCCTGCGAGCACATGTATTGCGAGATTATGATCAAGCATTGCAACAAGAACTTGAAGAATTAAAGAGGAAACAAAAAGATGGCGATGGGTGCTCTTAAGTTCGAGAACGATTTGCGGTCCTACATCAAAAAACATGTGGGCTATGGTGAAAAAGATATGTTAGCTATGGTTACACCGGATAAAGTGGCATATCTGTATGATTTTTACGGTGGTGCGGTTGAAACAGCATTTAAAGCACTGGATTTAGAGTACACAGAAAACTGCCAAGTTTCTCTTTGGGATCACCGATTTCTTCGACTTGCGGAAGAAATCGCTCGCTGGTCAAAAGACCCCAGTACAAAAACTGGTGCTCTTTTTGTGGCAGAGGACCACCGAATAGTTGGTGAAGGTCACAACGACTTTCCAGCCAAAATGGAAGACAAGCCGGAATGGTGGAATAACCGGGAAGAGAAGTATAAACGAGTCATCCACGCTGAAATGAATGCAGCACAAAACTGTCGTGAAGTGCCAGTTTTAAGAAATTCTACCCTCTATACTTGGCCGTTTATGCCCTGCTCTAGGTGTGCCACCCACATGATTGGTTTTGGAATAGGGCGGGTGGTAGCACCAATCATCCAGCCGGGGTCCGATCAGGAGCGTTGGGCGAGCGATTTGAACCAATCACAAAAGCTGTTTGATGAGTGCGGAGTTCAGGTAACACTTTACGACATTTGGAACACACCATTTTAAGGACCAACATGTATAAATTAGTTGTCAATGTTAATGATTCAATATTTACATTTATTGGAAAGGATAGAGACTATTTCCTAAGTAAAGTTATTGAGTGGGAAGAATTTCAAGGGGATGTTACTGGAAATGCCAGTAAATTTTTGAAGGTCCACGGCTTTTTTGATCGGGCGGATCGGGGTGAGGCCGTTGGCTCATTCAGAATGGATGTCATATTAGGAATCCATGTTGAGGATTACTGATGCCAAAACCAGAATCAAAAATGCGGCAGGACGTACACAAGGCAATCCGAAAGTTGGACCCTGTTGCCATCGAGAACGATGTCTATCGGGGTGGGCAGATTGGATACCCGGACACCAACTATATTGGTGGGGAGATCGAACTGAAACGACTACCTGAATGGCCCAAACGGGCGGCAACGCCGGTGCGGATTCCGCACTATAAGCCGCACCAGAGGGTGTTCCTATACCGCCGTTGGCTCCGTGGTGGCTCCTGCTGGCTGCTGCTGCGTGTTGAGGCTACGGATGAATGGCTACTGTTTACGGGTGAACAGGCACTCAAGGTTGGTCGGGTGAGCCGTCAAGCACTGCTTGACAACTGCCATAAATACTGGGAAAAAGGGCTTGACAAGACGGAACTACATGATATACTTAAAGCTGGAAGATATGGAACCAAACTATATAGCATCAATTGAGTTTCTTGGCAAGTTCGCTCCAGATGGACCATGGGCGTTATCAGCCATTCATCCAGATAAGAAGGTGTTCCGGGCCGATACCTTCTTTCCCGACACCACAGAGGCCGCCGCAGCATGGCTGGAAGAGTATGGGGCAGAGCGTAATATCTACTTTCATGTCAATCCGGTAATCAATGCCATAAAATCCAAGGCCCAACGAGAAGACATCAAGGAAATGGCTTGGTTGCATGTCGATGTTGACCCAAGGGGCGGGGAAGACCTGCTAAAAGAGCAGGAACGTGCCCTATCCTTGCTCAGACAGCCACCGGGGGACATTCCGGCCCCAACCTGCATAATCTTCTCTGGCGGCGGCTATCAGGCATTCTGGAGGCTTGAAGACCCCGTTGAGATTAACGGTCAGGCAGATAAGTATGAGCAGGCCAAGCGTTATAACAAATATCTGGAGCAGGAGTTGGGGGGTGATAAGTGTCATAATGTGGATAGGATAATGCGTCTGCCCGGCACGATCAACCGCCCGGATGAGAACAAACGTAAACGTGGACGCAAAGAGGCTTTAGCGAAAGTTATCTACTTTAATGATGTCATTTATGATATAAAAACGTTCAACATGGCGGCTGAGGTGGATGATGGGTCCACAGGATTTACAGACAGCCGTAAGGTTCATATCTCTGGTAATATCAAGAGGATAGAAGATATTGATCTTGAATTGCCGGAATGTCTTTCTAAGAGAATAAAGCGGATTATTGCCACAGGTCAGGACCACGAAGACCCTGACCGGTATGCTTCCAAGTCTGAGGCGTTATTTGCTGCTGTATGCGGTTTGGTTGTGGCTAAAGTTCCTGATGATACCATATATAGCATCATTACCGATCCAGATTGGGGAATTTCTGCACATGTGCTGGCACAAAAAAATCCAGATCGTTGTGCTAAGCGACAAATTCTCCGGGCAAGGGAAGCGGTTGTCCATCCAGAACTTGTCAGAATGAATGAGAAGTATGCCGTGGTCACAATCTCTGGCAAGTGCATGGTGGTTTATGAGCAGTATGACTATTCATTGGATAGGCCGGAGTTGGTTTTTCAAGCCTTTGCCGATTTTAAAAAACAGCATGATAATGAGACTGTGGACATTAAGATCAAGAATAAGGATGGCGAAATAGAAACCATTAAAAAGAAAAAAGGTTCATGGTGGCTCGATCAACCGGCGAGGCGGCAGTATAACAACATCGAATTCATACCTAACAAAGACCTAGAAGAAAAGGGCATATATAATATGTGGTATGGATTCAAGTATGAGCCGAAAAAGGGTGACTGCGAAAAATTCTTACAACATGTACAACACAATATCTGTAACAATGATGAAAAATGTTTTAATTATTTAATGGGCTGGTTGGCTACCGCCGTACAAATTCCAGAACAACAAGGGCATACGGCGGTGGTAATGCGGGGTCGAGCCGGGGCGGGTAAGGGTGTATTTGCAAGTTCAATTGGAAAGTTATTTGGTCGGCACTTCCTACAAGTGACCAACCCCAAACACCTGATCGGTAATTTCAATTCTCATCTGCGAAGCTGTGTCTTCCTGTTTGCGGATGAGGCATTCTATGCGGGGGATGTTAAGAATGAATCCATTTTAAAGACATTGGTGACGGAAGATAAGTTGGCTATCGAAGCTAAGGGAATAGATGTAATCGTTTGTCGCTCCTGCCTGCATGTCATCATGGCCTCTAACAACAACTGGGTAGTGCCTGCCGGTCTGGATGATCGTCGATTTTTTGTATTGGATGTTGCCGATACGAAGATGCAAGATTCTGCCTATTTTAAAGATATTATTGCGGAACTGGAATCCGGTGGTTATGAAGCATTGTTACATCACTTGATGCACTATGATCTGTCTGAGTATAATGTGCGAGACATCCCTAAGACAAAAGCCTTACAAGAACAGAAGCTATACAGCATGACTACTGAGGAAGAGTGGTGGTACAATAAATTACAGGATGGTCGCCTGCTTGATGGGGATGCTGAATGGCGAACAATGGTTCTCAAGAACCACATGCTCTTGAGCTACACCGGTTACATGCGAACATTCTCATCCAGCAATCGCCGCAGCACAGCCACAAGGCTTGGCCAGTTTTTACAAAAAGCATTGCCGGGTGAATTCCCCAAAAACAAACAGGGTGGTGGTGCGGTTGAAGTCATGCCCTTAGATGGTGGCCCCCCGAAGATTCAGGAACGACCCCGTTACTATTTGATTCCAGACCTGAAAACCTGCCGGGAGCATTGGGACACTCACTTTGGTGGCCCCCACAACTGGGACATTGTTGAAGATATTGTTGATGCTCCGACACAGGTAAATGAGGAGATTCCGTTTTGAGTTATGAACTGATAAATATACAACAAATTTCTGATCCCTATGAGCGTAACAATAAAATTACGGGGAAATTCTTGTGCCATGACTGCTTAAAAGAATTTACAGTTAAATACGATTTTTTTGTGTACCACCCCCAATGGCGGAAGCAAATTTGTGATGAAGTCCAATGCCCGAATTGCCCTAAAGTTGTTCAGCCTGAAGTTGCTGAGGAAGAGTTTTTAAATGATTTGTGTTTTAATATAGTTTGTAAAATGACACATGAGGGATAAAACTATGGAAACGTATGGTAAAGAATTAATACTGGATTTACAGGGTTGTGACCCCAAGACATTTAACCGAGAATGTATTGGAGAGTATTTTGTCAAACTGTGTGATCTGATTGATATGGAACGAGTCGAAGTTCATTGGTGGGATGACCTTACACATCCTGATGTTGCCGGGTATGAAGAAGATCACTTAATTGGAACTTCAGCAATCCAGTTTATTAAAACAAGTAACATTACTATCCATTGTCTGGATAGATTGAAAAAAGTATTTCTCAACATTTTTTCCTGTAAAGAGTTTGATACTTTTGTTGCTATGGATTTTAGTAAACAGTGGTTTGGTGCTCAAAAATGTCGTTATGAAATTATTCCGAGGTTATAATTATGAATTGTGTATTTATCATACCCACAGGACTTGGAGCAGAGATTGGTGGTCATTCAGGTGATGCCACACCAGCCGCCAAACTGATAGCGGCGGTGTGTGACAATTTGATCGTTCACCCCAACGTGGTTAATGCAGCCGACATCAATGAAATGACTGACAACATGCTTTATGTTGAGGGTTCAATATTGACTCGGTTTTTAGATGGTAAGATTGAACTGAAAAAAGCCAAGGGCAATAAAATTCTATTGGCCGTGAATGAAGTCACCCCGGCTGTCGTTAATGCTGCATCGGCAGCTAGAGCCACCATGGGGGCAGACATTACGATTGTTGAGCTTAATCGTAGTCTGAAAATGGAGGGGTTCCTTGATCCGCAGTCTGGCTTGGCAACGGGAACAATCAAGAACGCCAAAGAAGCAATCAAACAGGTTCAGTATCTTCCGTTTGATGTGCTGGTAGTACACACGCCAATCAGGGTTGACCGGGAGGTGGTGTTTGACTATTTAGAAAAGCCCGGTGGTGTTAATCCATGGGGGTGGGTTGAAGCCCAACTATCAAAAATTATGTCCCGTGAACTGAACCGGCCAGTCATTCATGCCCCGGTTGAAAACATGGACATGTCTGAATTCAATCAGGCTGTTGATCCCCGCAAGGCAGCCGAAACGGTATCTACCTGTTACATTCATTGTTGTTTCAAGGGAGCACATGTTGCCCCTAAGATAGTTCACACTGGTGGAGATTTACGGGTTCAGGATATGGACTTCCTAATAAGCCCGGCTGGTATATGGGGTCCACCGCATGACGCATGTTGTGCTTTTGGCATCCCTATCATTGTCGTAGAGGAAAATACCTGCGTGTGCCGCAGTGATGACGCTTTTTTTAATGCACACGAACACAACATAATATATGTGAATAACTATCTTGAAGCGGCTGGTGTGGTTGCCGCAAAGAAAGCTGGAGTTGTTCCGGCTTCTGTGAGAAGACCGTTAGAGCAAACAAGAATTATATGATCCAACTTATACTATATGATTATGAATCTCAATATGTTCAGAAGCACCGCCAGCATCCTGAACAAGTGGCGGCGTTGTGTGTTCACTTACAGATTAATGACAACGAATTTGTTTATACCCGATGGCTGTTTGAGAGTGAGTACAAAGAACTGATTGATGATGAAGAATTTCACGACAACCTCATTGATGCCGCATGGAAAGCAGCCGGGGAACAGTTGCTCCCGTTGGATGTTACTGTGGTCAAAGCTCGAAACCCTAACCATCCAGAGTCAACTGGGTAAACCTGTCTGGACACTGTTTTGGGCAGCAACAGGAACGTTATTATGAGTGATATGAATTCAAGATTAAAAGAGTATATTAAAATCATGGCCCAACGGGGGGCGAAATCTCGTGCCGTTTTAGACCGGCTTAAATTATTGATTGAGTTGCAGCAGGGATTTTTATTGGACACAGAACACCCGGAAGCGGCGGAGTTGGTGTTCGACGTAATGGATGAATACAGCAAAGCGACGGAGGGCTTCATCAACTACATGAATAAGGTTCTGGTAGAAAAGGGAACGGAAATTAAAAAACTCTATGGTAAGGTGGAAGACGAAAAAATTATAGGTTTGGATTGACTTTTCATTTTTATATTGTATCTTTTAATTAACTATTAGAGGATACACTATGAAAACAAATGAAAAAGCACAAGATGTTGTAATTCCGCTTGAGTCTGAACAGGATGTCGATGATTTAATATCGGACCTTCGACTTCTCAAGCGACAAGTCAAAAAGACTGGGGGGAAATACCGAGTTCATCGTACCGATGCCAAAGGGAATAAGGCTGTTTTTGAGGGGTGGTGGTAACATGCTGACAAAAACGCAGGCCAAAATAAAAGGGGCAATGATAAGCTACCTACAAAGACCTCATGCCTTTGCGGTGGTCCGGTTTGATGTCTATACTGGGTATTACGTTTCAAAATTGTCAGACATCCTTCCAGATGTTATGTCCGGCATAATCCACATAGATCAGATTGAGGCACTTTATAAGAATAGTGAGTCGCTAAATGTGGAAGAATTACTGGAAAAACTTAAAAAAATAATTGATTATATTTAAAGATGTGGTATAATAAATAAATGGCAACACAAAAATTATTGTTACAGAACGTACCTAGCGGAATCATCCAAGACATTCCCTGTTCAAACAAAGCGGCGATTGTTGGTGGGAGTGAGTGTATATTTTTTCCTACGGGGAGAACGTCGGCACTCAAAATCTACCCAACTAAAAAGTCCTGTCAATATGCCTTTCTTAAACAAAGCATAGCACATAGTCATAATTTTGCACCCGAAGTATTGACACTTTGTTTTCCAGTTATTCCAACGGCGGCCTTGTTTGAAGTCATTTGCACCAATACGGACTGGATGGGGGCGACGGACATAGTTGACTTTATCCAGAAAGGCAAAAAAGGCCTTTGGGCTTATGAAACTCAAAGGATACCCGGAGACAATCCAAAGGAAGTCTATGAGGTGGGAAAGCGATATGTGCGAATGAAGCTGGTGTATAAGCGGTATATTGAGCAACTAGAGCAGCTTTGCTACAAACATTTAAAGGCCAAGTGGTATGACAATCAGGTGTCAAACATGCGGGTTTATAAAGGCAAGCCAATGATTATTGATTTTGGACCCTTATCTTTTAAGATGGAGATTGATGAGGATGAGTAAAATATATTTAGCAACGCCGTATAGCAGCCCGGATGCAGAAATTATGCGGTTTCGATATTTCGTAGTCACCACGGCTGCTGCACAGCTAATGAAAGAAGGTCACATAGTTTATTCACCCATTACTCACTGCCGCCCCATTGCTGTGATAACTGATCTACCACATGATTGGAATTTCTGGCAAAAGATGAATACAGAATTTATCAAGTGGGCAGATAAACTGGTATATCTGGATGCCAATGGGTGGGAAGAATCAACAGGCTTAGGTGAAGAGTTCGAGTTGGCCCATGAGTTAAACAAACCAATTGAACTTTTTCCACCTCTGCGTCGGGAACGGATTGAACAAGAAATATCAATAGGACGCTATCGTGCTTACAGTTAAAAAAATATTAGAGTCCGAACTCAAGGAAGACCTGTTGGACTTTATTTTTCAAGTTTGGTTTGATAAAACAATCGGCTGGTTGATGGAGGGGTTTGAATTTGCCAGTGTGATGTCAATGGATCACGACGGTATATTTAATGATATGGTCGAACTGCCGAGGTATCAGAAATATATTGACCTGTTGTTGCAGGATAAACAGTGGAAAAGCAGTAAGGGGTTTCATGTCTGCCCCTGCATAGCCGGGCTGGAAACCTATCTGGATGGGAATGATTGTTGGCCGAAACCGAAAGAATGAACGAGCACAAACAATATACTGGATCAGCCTACTATTGTAATTGGTGTGGAAACCCAACGGCAGAGAAAGACTTACGGGATGTACAGAGTGAAACAGATTGCGGGAAGTATGATCGAGTATGCGGGGAGTGTTATGATGATAGTGACTATAATCTTCACCCTTTGGATGACAGATTAGCCGAGGGGTTTGAAATGATGGGAGAGTATAATGAATAAAAAAACTAAAATAATAACTTCGTGGTTGGTGGGAATCGCAGCCTTTTTAGCTGGATTTGTGGTGGTCTATGGGGAAGCCAACTTTGGTAACGTGTTCCCGGTTGTCGAGAAGTTTAACGATTTTAATTATCAAGACAAGATCACCGAAGACATCGGGTATAACTTGGGGTTGAATCTCCCTAAAAGAGACTTCCCCTATCGGGTCACACTGACAATCTCTGAGTTGGACCCGGCTGACCCGAAACAGCCAGTTATTCGACGTAGGACGCTTCAGTGGCTATTACAACCAAAATTAACCGTGGGTGGCGGGCTGAATCCATTGTCAGGCCGAGTTGTTCGGTGGACGGTCAATAGTTCTGGTCAGGTAGAAAATTATCGTGAAGAGCTAACTAACCCTGTAAAATAGAAAGGTGTAGTATGGAAATTGCCAAGCAAACATTCCTGAGTACGGCGGGTCGAAACCCCCTGAGAAGTGCTTCTTCAAATGTAAATGTGTATCTCGGATCAATGGAGGCTGAATTTACCCTGTGTGATGGTAGCAGCACAGTCTTATTATGGGATCACCAGAGTCCCGGAACAGACAGCAAAGCTCCGCTTAGCCTGAACCGCCACTTCAGTGATCTGATGCGGCTGAAAAACTTTGTTGATCAACATGTCAAGAATGTGGAAAAGGCCATCCAGATTTATAATGAAAATTTATTGAAATAGTTTGACTTTTGATCCCTAGATGGTAATATGTAGGGAGAAAGGGTTTTATTATGAATGCTGAAAATTATAATTTATTGTGCCAGCTTTTCACGGCTGGTTGTGTTACGGTTGGTGTTTTCTTTTTTTGGATGGTATGGAAATGTCGGTAAAAAAATATCCCCATTACCGCTTTGAACTAAAATGGATTTTCACACGGGAAGTTGGCAAAGACTGCTGGTGTAAGTCTGACCCCGATGACACCAAGGATAAACCATGCCGCAGTTGTGGTGGTCTTCCTGATGGTCAAAGCCGTAACGGAACCGGTTGGAATACAATCTTCAGAGAAGAGCCAACTCCTGAAGAATTGCAAAAATTTTGTGAAGAAGCCTTTCAACGTCAGGTTGACAAAGATAACGGTGCGATTGAAGGAACGATGACCTATGAGGTTAAGAAGCTGGAAGACACAACGTGGTGTCTGTCATGGTTTGAACATTGGACGTTTGATGAAGGGCAGACCGATCAGGAAGTGCTGGAAAGTTTTGAACAACATGTCCGGCACTGGGAAGAGCATAATGATGAATTCCCGGAATTTGATAAGAATCACCACTGCCTGATGGGAGCCGAAGATCGTTGGCGTTGGCATGGTGCTGCACCTGATGGAAAACCTGATGACAGGTCAGACCCACCATGCCGTTGTTCGTTTTGTAAAGAACAGGGGATTATAAGGATTGCACACTAATGTTTAATATCTATCTTACAGCTTATTTATGTCTGCACATGATGGTGAATTGCAGCAACATATTTAAAGAGCATTGTGGAAACGGAACACTCATCCGGTTTTTTAGTGTGTTCTTTTTAATCTCTGAAATGCTATTTATTATGGCATTGTGGGGATTTTTTAAATAGATTTTCATTTTTCCTCCTTTGGTCGCCGGTAGTCACACACCTGCTGGCGACCTATTAAAACAATTTAGAGTCCGTCACCATAAAATTTAAATAAAGAGGTTGGTTTCCATGATGAATGAAGACATCAAAATTTTTCCAGAGGATGAGTCTGCGGCAACTTACCGGACTGACATCAAAGGTTGGGTGAGCCGTCAAGGTCATTATTATGGAGCAGATGAGAGATCAGCTAGATGGGATGGGGCAACACATAAAAAGTGTGAGTGTGGGTGTGTCTATGACAAGAACTCATACTGCGAAAAGTGTAGTTATGCAAAGCAAAAAGAAAAGTTTTTTGCTTTGCATGAAAAAGAATGGGATAGAAAGCGACCGGTCTATTCAGTATGTTTTGATCGTTATTTTTTCAGCGAGGGTGATCTTAATGACTACCTGTATGACGAGATAATGCTTGATGATGAAAATCCAAAGAATTATTATGCACAAGCAAAACTTATTATCTGTGACCCGGTGTACGCCTCCGAGATTGAGCCATATGATTATTACTCCGGTGACTTACCGGAAGAGGGTGATGTTCCAACGGAAATTCAGGAAGCGTTTGATGAACTGAACACAACCATACGGCAATCGAAAGCGGTATTGTCTTATGTTCCCGGTAAGTATAGGGTGAAGTGTTGGTGAAAAAAATCTTCTACAGTTAGAGGATAAAATATACATGGTTGAGATAAAAGTAGGTGAAAAATATAAAGTCTTTTTCCGGGAACATTCATCCGGTCTTAAAAGTGGTGAAGTTTATGAGGTTACGGCTGTCGAAAAGAATCTTGTCCGGTTTAAAGATTCTGCGTATGTTTTTTTGTTGCATACATTGAGGATGGAAAAGATAAATGACAACTAGATCAAAACGAATATTGCCCCCAACCGGTGGAGCGATATATACAATCGAGCGTTTGGGTAGTCAACCAACCTATGTGCGGTACAGGTTTCTCAGCCTATACAACGGTGTGCGGGGAACGGTGGTAGAGACAGAGGCAGAAGCTGTCAAGCAGGGTGAACGTCATCAAGAAATTGTTTTTGCAATACATGAACCGGATTCAAGTATTCGCCGTAGAATTTAGGAGAGGAACAACAATGGCTCGTATAAGTAAAAAACAATTACAGTTACAGGTTCATCACGCAATAGGGTGTGGGTTCGATGAATTATCTGGTGTGCCTATTATGCGAACATTGAGAGAACTAGAGGATGATGACTATCCAATCGTTTGGCGAAATATTATTTTCGATGAGGATGAGTGTTTTTAGGGAAGCGGCACTTTTAGGGAAGCGGCACTTTTAGGGAAGCGGCACTTTTAGGGAAGCGGCACTTTTAGGGAAGCGGCACTTTTAGGGAAGCGGCACTTTTAGGGAAGCGGCACTTTTAGGGAAGCGGCACTTTTAGGGAAGCGGCTTCTGGACTTCTTGATCCACTTATCCAGTTCTCTTTCTGGACTTCTTGATCTACTTATCCAGTTCTCTATATTATCGGACCTTGATTGTCACTCCCAGTTATATTATCGGACCTTCATTGTTACCGGACCTTTGGACATTTCAGGCCGGACTGGTCCTATAACTATCTAGGGTTACTGGACCTAGAGCGATTATTTCTGTTGAAATATTATCGGACTACGTTTGCCGGTCGATCTTCATGTCATAACTATACAGCCTGAAAAATTTTTTGCAAATTTATTTGCCTTTTATTTTTTATATTCTACATTATGAGTAACAACATAAGGAATAAAAAATGAATAAAAAAGAACTTTCTGAGGCTGTCAAGATTGCCCAATCTGGTGAAGATTTAAGTACGTCCGGTATTGATTGCTTTTTTGGATTCGGCCTGCCTGACTTTAAATCACTGGCCGTTACCATAAAACAGATTGCCCGTTTAATTCGGTGGCAATGCTTTATGTTCAATGGTGAGATGGATATGGAAGCATTAAATGAAATTCGTGACACAGGCCGAAAAAAGTTTTTGATTGTGGGTTGACTTTCCTGAAAACATATATTATCCTATATCGGATATTGAAATAAAACAAGAAAAGGAATAAAGAATGAGAATTGCAAAAGTAAAAGTTTACACGTTTGAAGAGCTTTCTGAAGATGTACAAGAAAAGGTTGTCAATCAACATCGTGAAGATTCCTGCCTGCATGACTGGTGGGATTATATTTATGATGATGCAAAAAATGTCGGTCTGGAAATAACAGGGTTTGACCTGTATCAAAAAACTATTAAGATTGAATATGTTGATTGCACGATTGCGGCGGCTGATTTCACCATTGAAAAAATACTGGAAAATCACGGCAAAGACTGCCAAACGTATAAAATTGCTTTGGAGTACAAAGATTTATTTCATACTGCCTGTGAGTCTATTGAGGATGATGAACAGTGGCAATCAGAGGATGAACGGATTGAAACCAACTTTTTAAAAGCATTGGCCGGTGCTTATCTTAAAATGTTGGCTCAAGAGTATGACGACATCAACAGCGACGAATATATTATTGAAAATATTAAAGCCAACGATAACGAATTTTTGCTTACTGGAAAGATATTTATTGACAAGTGATATTGAGCTTTATTTAAAAAGGAAAGCAGAGAATGGCTAAAAAAAGTGTTACTTTAGAAAAAGACGGTTTCAAAACAGTCTGGCATTTCCATGACCGGCAAGAGCTTTATGTTGATGTTTACAAAGACAAACAGCTTATTATAGAGTGGGGCTACCCTCGTTTATCCGGTTCGCTGGCAATAAACGCCACCATCTGGCAAGATCAGGCTATCTTACAAGCTACGTCTGAATTAAAAAGGAAAGCAGAGAATGGCTAAAAAAAGACATCCTGTTGAAAAATTTTTATTAAAATATGATTCGCCGCTTTCTCTGGTGGTCTGTATTATTATTTATATTATACTACCACTTTTACTTTTCAATGCCTTGCGGTATTTTATTTTATTTGTGCCTGATGGCTGGAAGTTTTAAAATGAGAAAATCTGCTTATATAGACGTAGAGGGTATTAACCGCAAGTCGCTATTAAACGCAAGCAATCAACAGCTTGACGTTGCCTTGCAAACACGTTGCAATTGTGGGGATTGCTTTGTCTGTTATGTTCGAGAACGGGCTGTGGCGTATGATGCTAATCGGTATCAATTTCCAGCCTATTTAGTGCCATCAATGGCCACCTTAACCGGCACTCATCAAAAAAGCCGATCAAGCTGGTGGTGGATAAAATTTATTGAAGAAAAAGGAAAGTGGGATATTAAAAAAAATGATAAAACCTAAAATCGGAAAACAATATAGAGTGACTTTCCTGAAAAGGTTTGGTGGCTTTGTAAGCGGGGCATTATACACGGTGTCCTATTGTGATGAATATATTGTACAATTCAGGGGCTATAACTTGATGTTTGACATTAATGTTTTACAGCTTGAGCCTGCTGATAAGTTGCCGCCGAATGCCAGAATAAATTCTATAAAGGTTGAATAATGAAGATTGACATATTAGTATCACAACCAACTATTCACAATCGCACCGGCTACGGTGAATATAAATATTTATGTTCGACCAACCAGAGTATAACCTTATCGGACGCTCTTTTGTCTTTGTCCAAAAAACAAGGGCTTGGCATTATTTGCGGTCCTGTTTTTTACGGTGAACATGGCAGATTCTGTTATGATTCTCAGGGAAATAAAATTTTAGCTATGTTTGACAAAACGGCTTGACAACTAAAATTTATATTTTATAATAGAAGTGGATATAAAAAACACTTTTAACAAGGAATTAAAAAAATGATGCAAGTGATTGAAACTTTACTGGAACTGAATTTCACCTTTTCTGAAACCATGCTGTGTGAATTTGTTGATGAAGAGTGCTTAGGTAATAGTCTGATTATGGAACATTTAGAAGCCAGAGAATATACGCCAGAACAGATTGAAGTGCTGCGGGCGGCTATCAAAATGGACTCTGAAAAGAACGGGTGGTAATAAGTTATATGCACTTTTAACAAGGATATTATTATGACGGATGCTGAAAAACTTATTGAGTTTACGCGAAAAACAGCAAAAGCACCGGATATGATTTTAATTGAATTTTTAAATTTATATCAAGACGGCATGATTGAGAGAAAACAGGCACGGAATGCTGCTAAAAAATTAGATAGCCGTTTAAGTGGCTTATCTACAAATTATAAGAGTGCATTTAATTATGAGAGAATGGACAAAGGGATTAATTATTATCAGGCCAAAATAGCTATTTTGAAAAAAGAGCTTAAAACAAGGAACGAAAAATGAATATCTTACTCGAAAAAATTGACGAACAAACCAAAGCCATTGTAAATGCCTGCTTTCCTGATTACACTGGCAAGAAAATCAGCGTGTCCGATAATATCCCAACGGATATTCATAGTTATTGGGATGGTGGGAGTCGGAATTTTTACGCCTTTTATCACTTGGATGAAAAAAAGGTGGTATCAGTCCACAGCAATCACCCGATTTTTGAGCCTGATCGCCCGAATTATCTGGCCAAACTGCCTGATCGAATGATATTGGGTGAGCTTAGGTGTTTTTGTGGTAAGTGGTCTGGCGTAACACTTTATGCCAATAAATCAGACCTTACTTTTATGTTGACTGAGCCTGCCGCAGAGCTTGATATTGCAGAAAAGATCGTTCTGGTTGCCACCCGATCAATGAAAGCCACCTATAACGGCCAGAGCCGTTTTGATCGGGCACAGGATGAAACCTCTATCCAAAAGTATGAATGGGATGAGGCGGTTGAACGCCTGATTGAATCCGGCCACCTGCGAAAACATAACAAAAGTATTACGCCCAAAGGTATAAATGCCACCGACGGTATTTTTAGCCTGCGGGAAGTAATGGACCGATAATCATTTTTCCCTCCTTGTTGACCACCGGTGGTTTTTTTGACTTTTCCACCGGTGGTTTTTTTTGAAAGGATATATTATGCAGTTCGAGATAGCAATGGATAGAGTGCGGTTTCATGCTTTTTCAAAACACACGTCTAATTCTCGGATTGGGCAGAGAATACGAATTGCTGCCCATGATATAGAAGACGCTAAAAAATTCCGAGATACTGCTAAAAAGGAAAACAACGGATTTTACGGGTATTGGGATGATTTCTTAAACAGGCGTATAGCCGAAAAGGTTGTATTAGAGGCAGAATTATCTCGAAGAAATTCTTAATTTTATTTGCTTTTTCTGGATTGTATTTTATACTATAGGTGGATATAAAAAACACTAACGGAGAAAAAAATGATTTATTCCCTCTACGCCATATCAAACAAGCCTGAGTATAAATTGCATATCGGCAATTTTAAAAGTCTCAAGAAAGCATCTGCCGCCGTTGCTGAAGTGGATAGCAAAAACTATCCGGTCTTTTGCATTCTGGAAAAACAGAGAAAAAACTCTTGCCCCTTTGGTGCTATCTCTGGATATACAAAGGACGGTTTGGCTTTGCGGGGAACCAGTTTTATAACCGGCCAGAATCCGATTCAGGATAGTGACGGATATTTTAAAGATTTTTTTTGACCTGATCTGAATTGTATTTTATAGTATATACGGTTGAATGATTAAGACTTTTAACAAGGAATAAAAGAATGAATAAGAAACAGATGAAAAAGTATTTTGTGGATTACCTGATGGATGATGACCGCGTAATCGTCATGCCCACAAAGGCCGGTTATGTTGAAGAGGTCAAAGCTACGGTGGATGACATGATTGATGCCTTTGAATCGGTCAACAATGTTCAGATCATCCTAGAACCCAACGGTAGCAAGGTATGGGCCTGCCCTGAGTGCGGTGAAGAAAAGATCGTCAACTATGACGATCTGGCTGAAGTCGGCATACCTATTTGTCAATATTGTGACTGCGAGTTGAGTCAAGAGCCTTTTGAACATGAAAACTAAAAAAATCACGATTGACTGGGATGATGAAAAAAGTATTAAACAGGCGGAAATCCAAAAGTTGAAGCTGGAAAACGCCGGTTGGACTTTGGCGGCTGAATCGGCAGAATCCGTTCTGAATATAGCTGAATTAATTTACACAAAGGAATGAATGATGAAAATAACTGTTGAAGTAAAAGAAACCTTAACTATTGAAGTAAAAGAAACCCGAATGTTTTCTAGCTGTAAGAAAATACTCTTCTCAATCGGTGATCTGTTTCAATATCAGGATGATAAATATTACAATGATGAATATTACATTTTGGCCCAAACGGGGAACAGTGAGTTTAACTTGATTAGCTTGAAAGACGGCAATCGGTGGACAAACCCCTTACGACTTGATAATAAAATCGGTTGTTACAAATTATCGTATGAGGATATTAAACCATTGTTTACGGATGTTGAAAATAAATTTTGGTTGGTAAGGAAATAAAAAAATGAAAACTGGAACCACGATTAAGACTGAAAACGGCGGTACAATGGTACGGCTATCCCGGACGGATATAGTTCGATTTAATGAAAAAATTATTGAGCTTGACTCAGGCGGCTGGAAGACTGCCACCACGAAACGCCGTATGAATGAAGCGGCGGTTGATCTTGGCTTGGGCTTTGAAGTTTATCAGGAAAAGGGGGAATGGTGGATAAAGTTCAAAGGGGAAGTCCGATTGTTTTATGACGGAATTGTGATTGAACGAAAACGAAAAATCAAGAATAAGGAATAAGGTATGAAAATATTCACTGATACATGGAATAACGGGCTGTGGTGGGGCTTTTTGGGTGGCACTATTGGCAGCAATCTCGGCAACATGATTAGTAGGTTATTTTTTTGAGTGAGTGATACTTTTTGTTTTGATTGTAGGTTCTTATCCCCAGTAAGAATCTTGAATAAACCCGTTTTTCCTTTTAGGGAAGCGGGCTTATTTTTTAGGGAAGCGGGGAATCCCAATGGGGGCGGGGAATTTTAGGGAAGCGGGACTTTTTTCGGGAAGCCGGATTTTTTAGGGAAGCGGCTCTCCGTCCGATAACTTTAGGGAAGCCGGATTTTTAGGGAAGCGTCCGATAACTTTAGGGAAGCCGGATTTTTAGGGAAGCGTCCGATAACTTTTTAGGGAAGCGGCCTTTCGTCCGATAACTCGATTTTTAGGGAAGCGGCCCTACAACCGGCATAATCGGCACATCTCTCATAATCCGCATAATCCTCACGTTCTGCGTTATCGTTATAATCACCATATCCACTATAATCCCGATAATCGGTATAATCCCGATAATCGGTATAGTTGGCACATCGTGCATAATTTGCACAACCTGCATAACCGGTCCAGCCGGTATAACCTGCATAACCTTCATAACCTGCATAACCTGCATAACCTGCATAACCTGCATAACCTGCATAACCTGCATAACCGGTCCAGACGGTATATTCCGTCGTCGATATTATCGGACTATATAAGATATTGTTTTCCAGTGTCATTATAGTATAGCAGTGTCATTATAAAAAATTTATATTTATTTGTTGTTTTTTTGTTTTTTGTATTTTACAGTGATATTGTAAAGAAAAAACAGTCTTATTATAAGGAAAAAAGACAATGGACAAACAAAATATTATCGCACTGCTAAAAGAACAAAAAAAAATTGCAAAAGAAAAAATTTATTTCCATGCACGGCATACGAAAGACAAACGAGTATATGACCACTATGTTGGTATTTCTACCGGTTTAACATTGGCCATAGATATAATCAAAAAAGGAAAAATTCAAAAAATATAATAAGGAAAAACAATGCTAAAAAACAATAAAATGATACGCTGTGAATTGATCGACATTATAACCGACAATGAGTTTTGCACGGTCGATATTTTATTGTCATTAAATGGAAAAAACTTATACGATGTTTTCCTTGTTTTACAGGAATTGCATAATAAAAAGTTTTCTGGTAATACTCTAAAATCTAGTATATTTCAAAAAATATACTATAACGATACTTTTGAATCGGGCGAAAAATTGTATTTATTTAATGCGATTGAATCGGTTGAAAAAAATAGTTTATCGGTAAAATATTGGAAAAATCAATTGACAATGTAATACCTATATATTACAGTGAATATGTAAAGAAAAAACAACCCTATTTTAAAAGGAAAAAACAATGAATTGCAACTATTTAAAACGTGTCAAGTTTAGCGATTTATCCGAAAAACAGTTAGCAGAAAAAAGAAAAAATCGACGTGATTTTTTCCGTCGATATGCTGAAAACCGTCAATTGGCCGATAAAGATGTAAGACGATACGGATTAGAAAAAAACCATATCCAATTTTAATAATTGACCGGTATAGAGTAAAATCGTTTTTTAGTCTATACCGGTCAAAAACATAAGGAAAAAAATAATGCCGAGTCAACAAAAAACCTGTTTTCGTTTATATTTTGGGTTATTCTCAAAAAAAATCGGTATTATCTCAAAAGACGATTTTATTGATTTTTGCGAAAAACATATCACACCATGTTTTAAGAGTTTTACAATAATTTATGCTTTGGGTTTTTGGGAAAATACTCAAGAAAATACTGCGATTGTAGAATTGATTTTAAATGATACGTTCCATATTCAATCACAAATAGGAACGATATGTAATGCTTATAAAACTCAATTTTATCAGGATTGTATTTTAGTGTCAAAAAACGCTGTTGATATAAAGTTTATTTAAGGAAAAAACAGGATAATGACAAAACAAAAAACAAACTATCATTTAGTCAATAAAATTATTGCATTGTATAATCAGTGCGATAATACGACGATTGACAAGGGAAAAAACTGGTATTTTAAAGCGAACAAAACGGCTTTAAGAATTGCGAAAAAAACCGGTTATAGTTTAGAAGTAACATCGGCCATTATTGCCTTATTATCTCCAGCGGTATCATGGCCAAACAATAAATTACAAGCCTATCATTTATTGAAAGCCTATCAGCATAGCAAAAAAATCGACGGCTTGACCTTAACGACGTATAAGCAACAAATAAAAAAAGCATTGAAATTATTGGATAATCCCTTGTTATTGACTGCTGATATTTTTGGTAAAAGGCCATTTAAAACAATGGCATTTTATGAGAATATTGTCAACCCAAACAATCCCGATTTTGTAACACTTGACCGACATATCTTTAATGCTTTAAAATTGGATATGTTAAGCGGTAACAAAACGCAGTATTATAATATTGTCGATGCTTTTAAGGTAGCAAGTGAAAAAATAAGTAATATCGTACCTTGTCAATTGCAAGCGGTTTTATGGCTAAATGAAAAAAACAGTAAGATACCTTTTTAGTCCGATATTGTTTTTTTTCTGTAGCAAGGTAGAAAAAAATAAATTCTACCTTGCTTTTTTTGTTTTATATTATACATTGAATATAGAATAAAAAACACTATTTAAAGGGAAAAAACAATGAAAACAATATCGCCAGAACAAATAGGGAATAAATTGGAAAATGGAAAAATCTTGTGGTCGTTTGAATGTCCACACAATAATGATTGTATGAATATAACTATTGACCATATCAAAAAATCAATACGTTTTGAACGTGTTTTTTGGGACGAAATAAAAGAAGACTGGGACGGTGAAAAAATCGACCGAAAAACAGCCTATAATATGATGAATTGGAAAAAATTACCTGAATTATGTTCATAACATGATAAAAATCAAAAAAGACATTACCGGATTTAAAGTATATTACAAGGGAATTTTACTCGTAAATAGTGAAAAAACCTTGTCAACCGCTTTAAAACTTGCCAGTTTACGACTAAAATATATAGGATAAAACAATGATATTTTACAACGATAAAATGCTGCGTTTAATACAATCGGCCATACTACAGGGGCATCGCCATTGTCAAAACCGATTTTATGATAATCAGTATATTAAAACCGATATATTATTTAAAGCATATAATATCGGATTTTATAACCTGAAAAAATTACAATAATTTATTTGCTTTTTATCACTGGTATTTTATAATATTAGTGGATATAAAAAACACTAATTAATAAGGAAAAAAAGATTATGGATACAAAAGATTTATTTTATATCGGTTTGGGTTTTACGGTTTTGGTTGTCGGGTTTATGACTGCTATGCAATTTCTTGCAAGTGCTTATTAAGTAGAATATTGTTTTTTCATTGTCGATATGCTTTTAGTTGATTTTAGATATTGACTAAAAGCATATTTTTTTGTCCTGATTTAAAGATTATCGGACTATGTTTGTCTGATTGTCCAGAGCCTTGATTGTCCAGAGCCTTGAGTGTCCAGAGCCTTGATTGTCCAGAGCCTTGATTGTCCAGAGCCTTGATTGTCCAGAGCCTTGAGTGTCCAGAGCCTTGAGTGTCCAGAGCCTTGAGTGTCCAGAGCCTTGATTGTCCAGAGCCTTGATTGTCCAGAGCCTTGAGTGTCCAGAGCCTTGATTGTCCAGAGCCTTGATTGT